CGGTCTAATCGAGACGGGAGGAACAAATCGCATTTTCCGTGGACTGATGGATTCTTGGACTCCGGTCTAATCGAGACGGGAGGAACAAATCGCATTTTCCGTGGACTGATGGATTCTTGGACTCCGGCCTTCTCTCTTCGCGACGATGATATGTGTCTAATCGAGACGAGAGAGATAAATCGGTCTTTCCGTGGACTCGTGCCTGTACGACATTCGTTAGTGTACTTACGAGTCCAAAGAGTCCAAGCGAGGAACCGAGCGAATAGGCACGGAGTCCAAGAATCCACGAGTCCAACGAGTCCACGGGATTCGTCTTTTATCGTTCTCGTCTCGATTATACTGAACCCCATTTGTTCCTAATCGCCTCCTACACGATCTAGGAAAAAGGCGGTTTGGAGTAAAACCCGCTGCCTAGATCGAGCAAATCACCCTGATTTACAAGGCGGCTCACGAGTTGATAAACGCTGCTTCGAGACCGCCCCAACTCCTGTGCGAGTTGCGGGACCTTGACCGGCCCGTTGACGCGGGCGATGACGGCGTAGACCGCGGTCCGGTCCCGGTTCCGCTCGTAATCCTCCGCCTTCCCCTCCAGCGTCCAGATGGCGGCCTGGTGGTTCCACTCCAGGTGCATGTCCGCCGTCTCCACGTCGCGCCCCGTGATCCGCAGGGTGGCCGACGCCTCGTCGCGCTTCCCGTCGAGGAGCAGGAGCGTGTCCGCCGCCGCGGCCAATCCCGTGGAGGCGTTCAGGCTGTCTACCCAATCCTCGCGGGCCATTTTGCTCTGGTGATGCAGGACAAGGATCGTGATCCCGAGGAGATCGGCCAGCGTCTTGACCAACGCGGCGGCCTCATAGTCCTGATCGTAGGCTGAGCCGCCCGGGGTCTGTGGGGCGCGAATCTTGGCGTAGGTATCGAGGATGATGAGGCCGACGTCGGGGTGGAGGAGCTGCCATTCGCGGAGTATCCGGTCGCCTTGACCGCGGGAGCCGAACCGGGGCCATTGGGTGCGGTAGTGGAAAGTGGCCGGGGCTTCTGAATCGCCGAGGAGCACGCGCAGTCGGCTCTGTAGCCGGCGTTCCGTGTCCTCCATCGACAAATAAAGAACACCCCGCTGCTCCACTGGAATCGATCCCAACACGCGACCCCCTTTCGCCACCGCCAGCGCGATGGCGAGCGCCAGCCACGACTTCCGCGTCTTCGTGCGCCCGAAGAGGCACCCGAACCCTTCCGGGAGAATTTCCGGCACGATCCAACGGACGTCGGGCAGCGTCCGGGCCAGCAACTCCTCCGCCGTCGCCGTTTCGGGCAGCACGATCTCCGGTCCCAGCCCGTTGCGCGAGATCGCGTCGATCCGCGCGGCGAGTCGCTCCCGCTCTTCCCGTTCCCGGACGGCGATCCACACCTGCCGCGCCGGCGGCTCGCTCTCCACGGAGGAAGAAGTGCTCTCTTCAGTGGCCGGCTCCGGCTCCGGTTCCAGCCGCGCGGGCGGCGGCGCGTCCGGGTCGCCCGGCATCGGCGGACGTTCGAGGCCCGACCCGGGCCGATACCCCTCGGGCGTGGCCGCGATGGCCTTGCCGATGGTGAGTGACCGATAGTCCTCCCGACTCTCCCACTTCGCCCGGACCAGGCCGGACTGCCGAAACAGCCGGTCCATCCGCGGGGCGTCGTTGTCCGTCCAAAACGCCAGGTGATTGCACAGCGCCTGATCGGCCGCGCTGGCGTCCCCGCCGTGGGCGCTCGTGTCGCCCGCCCACAGGTTCTGAATCTGCGCGCCGTGGCGGCTCCCGAACATCCGGTCGAGCAATTCGCGGTCGTCCAACGCGAGCGGGATATTGCCCGGCGCGGTCGCTGCCGACGCCGGGGTTGGCGCGGGCATGCTCCGGGCCAACTCATCAACCCGCGTCTGTCTCGCCGCGACGTGGCCCGGCGTCCCCGGCCACCGCCGTCCCGTGATCGTAAAATACCTGAGCCGGTCAAAAACCTCGACCTTCGCCTCGGCATCGGCGTCTCCCTGGATGCGGCGTCGATGCCCCGCGTCCGTGGGCCACGTCGCCTCGACGATCAGGTGCAGCCCGCGCCCCGACGGGCTCAGTTCCGTGTACGAGGCGAGCACGTCCACGATGTCCGCCGCCCACGGCTTGATCGTCCCGGTCTCGTCAATGCAGGCGTCGAGATCGATGCCGAGGAACGGATCGTCGGCCGCGAACACGTAGCCGATCCCGTCCATCTGGGGATGCGCGGCGACATAGGCCAGCGCCTCCTCGAACGTCACCCACGTGCTCGGCCGATCATGCCGCGCATACCCGCCCGTCCGGCAATTATACGGCGGTTTGGTCGGCTTCGACTCCCCGGGTCGGACCTCCAGTTTCCAGCACACCCAGTGTGGAGAGAGGACCAACTCCCTCGGAATCATCGCCGCGTCGATCATGCCGGACTATCGCTCCTTCGCGCCACCACGGGGCCGGGAAGCGTGCCCTCTCCCCGGCCCCTGCCCCCGTGTCTGAGCACGGTTTACGGACCCGCCGCTCTCAAGAGAGTGAACGCTCGAGTACGGCGGCAGGAAGACGTCGATCTTCGCCTCGTAGAGGCGCGCCAGCTTGATCGCCAGGGCGAGGCGGACCGTCTTCTCCCCGCGCTCTAGCGCCGTGAGGTACTTCGGCGTCACGCCGCCGAAGCGCGCCGCCTGTCGGGTGGAAATCCCCGCCGCGATCCGCGCGGCGCGCGCCCCGCTCCGGATGTCGCCGCGCGTCCTCTTCATCGTCGCGGATTCCGCTCCCGGTCCCACAGGATCGCCATGATCTCGTCCCAGAGGAAGAAGGTCATCAGGTCCTCCGACAACCGCAGCAGCACCCCGTCGCCGTCCGCCCCGACGACCTGGCCGGAGCGGTGTGTTCCGTCATGGGCGCACACCGTGACGACGTGTCCCGTGGGCGGGCAGGCCCACGGACCGGGACGCGGTTCGGGGAGCGGCGGGGGCGGCTCCTGGGAAATGTGGATGATGGACATGGTGGCGTTCCGGGTACGGTCAGGGTGTGGGATCGGGTCCTCTCTGCGTTATGCGGAAACCCACCATGGAGACCATGAGCCATTCAGGCTGTAGCCTGATTCTCCGGAGGTCATCGTCGTTTCCAGCAGCAGTCCGGATTTCACCAGGGTGCTCAATAGCGGATAAACCGATTGAGGAGGCACCTTTAGCGCCATCGCCAGTCGATGCCGCTGCGTGGCCGGTAGGCTGACGCCGTCCGCATATCCGTGCCGCACGAAGAATAGGGCGATCTTCAACTCGTTCTTTCCCAATCCGAGCAAGCGTGCGCGGCGACGAGACGCTGCCGACCCGGGGTTTCATTGCTCGGTCTCTTTTTCCCTCTACGGGCATTTTCGACCCGCTCTTCCATCCATTTTTCAAACGACGGCCGATAAATCCTCCACTGGAAGTTCGCTTCGCCCACCTGTACCACATGCGCCTGGAACGATTTCGACTTGATCCTGGCGTGGATGTTGGGCCGCGTGCATCCTACGAGGGCCGCCGCCTCGGAGATGGTGAGCCACTCACTGCTCGTTTCCACAGGCGAACCGCTCCTCTCGTTTTTCATGTTTCAAGGGCTTGTCCAACGTTCGGGATTATATCATAAATGGGCTTAATGTAGCAATACTTTTTTCACCGGGGCATCAGACGGCAATGCCCCGGTGGAGAATCTCACAAAACCCTTCGGTAATCGCAGCCCCGTTTCCGGAGCGAACTCCAGCAGAGCCAGAGGCAGATGTAACCCTTCCCGGTGACGTAGAAGCAGCGGCTCACTACCGGATCGCCGCACATCGGGCACTTACCGCGCACCTCGTCGGGATCGGGCGTGTCGGCCGGCGGCGGAATGCATTCGAGCGACTGGACTTCGAGGATCACAACGTGTCTCCTTTCCGGAGGCGGTCGATCTCGTCGATCAGAGCCACGGCGCCGTTGAGGGCGAAGGGAACCCCGTCAAGGGCGCTGGGACCTATCCGCACCAACACGGGCAGCAGCATAGCCGCGACGTGCTCGATGCGCTGCCAGCGCCGGTCTCGTCCGGCCTCGCGCGCTTGTGCGAGGCGAATGTCGTCCGTTTCCGCCACGAAGTCGTCGTACGTGTATTCTTCTCCCAGCCTGTGTTCGCGTTCCATCGGGGTGCCCTCCGTCCCGTCGATCTGGGCGAGTAGGGTAACGGCGGCATGCAGCAGCGCGGGGTCGGGCGCGCGGGGCGAGTCGATGCCCTGTGCCCCGGCCGTCTGGCGTACAAGTGCGCGCAGCACCGCGGCCAGTTCGGGCGCGGCGGCGATCAGGCGCGCGTTGGCGAGGTCGGTTTCTGGGCCACGCAGTCCGTTGCCGTGCTCGGCGTGCTCCGATAGGTAGCAGACGGCGTTGTCGTCGCTGGCGAACACGCCGAAACAGTCGCTGTGCCCGTCGTCGGTCGTCCACGGTCCGGGTGTGTGTCTCATTGAGTCTCCCGTTGGCGTTGCAGCGCCAGGCGGGTCTGTTCCAATTGCCATCGGCGCTCGGCGACCCGGGCATTTTTGTAGCTGGCGTAGGCGGCGGCGGCGGAGGCGGCGGCGGAGGCGGCGGCGGAGGCGGCGGCGGAGGCGGCGGCGTCGGCGGCGGAGGCGGCGGAGGCGGCGAAGGCGGCGGAGGCGGAGGCGGCGGCGTCGGCGGAGGCGGCGTAGGCGGCGGCGGAGGCGGCGGCGGAGGCGGCGGCGTCGGCGGCGGAGGCGGCGGCGGAGGCGGCGTAGGCGGCGGCGTCGGCGGCGGAGGCGGCGGAGGCGGCGAAGGCGGCGTCGGCGGAGGCGGCGGCGTCGGCGGAGGCGGCGTAGGCGGCGGCGGAGGCGGCGGCGGAGGCGGCGGCGTCGGCGGCGGAGGCGGCGGAGGCGGCGAAGGCGGCGTCGGCGGAGGCGGCGGCGTCGGCGGAGGCGGCGTAGGCGGCGGCGGAGGCGGCGGCGAGGAGCTCCTGCTCGGTGGCGGCGCCCTCGCCATAGGCGCGCGCCACTTCCAGCGCGCGCCAACTGTTCAGGTGAGGCTCTCGTCCCGCGTTCCGTTCACGCGTAAGCGCGCGCTTCGCGAACTGGATGGCGAGATCGCGCAGGTCGGGAAGCGGAATGATCTCCGGGCGCAGCAACACCCAGAGCAGATCCTCGGGCCGCGCGTCGAGGTCGGCGATCTCCAGCGGCGTGAGTTCTTCGCGTCCGCCGGTGATCCGCAGGATGGCGTCGGCGTCGATGCAGGGCCGCCACGAGAGGACGGTTTCGAGGGTGAGGGTGTCCATGGTGTGGTCCATTAGTCGCTCTCGTCTTCCGTGAGGGGTATGTGGATACGTTGGGCGGCGACGGCGGACACACCAAAGCAGTTAGTGTGCCCGCCGTCGGTCGTCCATGGTCCGGGCGACTGTCTCATTTCTTCTCTTTCAGCACGAGAGCCGTCATGTGCTTGCACATCAGTCCGCGCGGTCCGCAGCGATATTGCCAGTCGCGGCAGGAGCAGCCTCGCGCGCTCACCTGGTGGAACTGTCCGCTTTCCGGGTTGAGGCAGTGGAAAAACCGGCCGGACGTGTCCAGGACGAAGGCGAACTTCTCGCCTTCCTCGACGGCGCGGGCGATCCGCTCCCGCTGCATCGCGCTCAATTCCTCGTCCCGCGTCATCGTCGTCGTCCGTGTGCTTGCCATTTGCGCTCTCCATCTGGTAAACTGGACCCGGTAAACTGAACCTCGCCAGGGTTCACCCGCCCTCGGTCGTTCCTAGCGGCCGGGGGCGTTTTTGTTTGTCCATGGATAGTATAACATAACCGGGGTTATATGTCAACCTCATTTATAGCAGTTGACCAAGGATGTAGGGAATCTGGCAGGAATCTTTTCCGGCTCTCTCGCGAACCGGGAGGCGGGGGCGACAATGGCGAAGCGAAAACCGGTCGGGTTGGCATGCTCATGCGAACGGGCGCAACTGAACGCGGCGTTGCGGCGCGTGTCGCGGGCGGTCTCCACGTCGAGCCCGCTGCCGATCCTGCACAACGTGTTGATCGAGGCGGACGGGGAGACGATGCGCCTCGCGGCCAATGATCTCGAACTGGCGATGGAGTGCCGCCTGTCGGCGACGGTGACGACGCCGGGAGCGGCCTGCCTGCCGGGGCGGCTGCTTGGGGAGATCGTCGCGGGGATCGCGGGCGATCACGTGACGTTCGCGCTCGGGGAGCAGAATGGGGTCGAGGTCGTCGGCGGCAGTTCGCGCTACCGTGTGATGGGACTGCCGTCGGAAGAGTTTCCTGCCGCGCCGGAGGTGGGGGGCGCGGTCTCGTTCACGCTCCCCGCGGACGCGCTTCATCGCGCGCTTAAGATCGTCCGAACGGCCGTGAGCGACGACGAGACGCGACCGACGATCACCGCCGTCAAATTCGAGGTGGGGCCGGGAAAACTGCGGCTCGTGGCGACGGACACGCACCGGCTGGCGATGTGCGATCTACTCTGCGAGGGAGTCGACGAGGAGAGCGCGGCGCTGGTCCCGGACCGCGTGGCGGCGGAACTGTTCCGGCTGTCGGCCGATCAGGGACAGAGGGAGATTCAGGCGCGCTGGGACCAGAATCAGGCGCTGTTTCGGATTGGCGAGACGACGCTCGTCTCCCGCCTCATCGCGGGGCAGTTCCCGCGCTACGAGCGGATCATCCCCAAAGAGTTGCCGACGACCTGGATTCTGTCCCTCGCGGGATTCGGCGGGGCGGTGGACCGGGTGATGGTGGTGGCGCGCGAAAACAGCAACCGCGTCCACCTCGCCGTGGAGGAGGGCCGCCTGGTCCTCCGGGCCGTGTCGGGGGTGATCGGGGAGGCGCGCGAGGAGATCGAGGTCGAGGTCGCGGGCAACGCGATAGGCGGGGAGATCATCTTAAACGGCCGTTTCCTGCGTGAGACGTTGGCCGCGCTCGACGGCGAACGGGCGCGGCTGGATCTGAGCGACCCGGGCGCGGCGACGACGCTGCGGGTGGAGGGCCGGGACGACGCACGGGTGGTGATCATGCCGATGAGCGCGTCGGCGTGAGAATCAGGTGTTTCCGTTCCGTGGGGGAGAGTTTAGTCGCGGGTGGCCTTCGGATCTTCCCGCCGATCGCGCGCCGGTTCCTCCAGCAATCGTCGCGGATCGGGCTGTTCATCGCGTCGATGGTTAAGCCAGAATCGTTCCACCGCATCCACGAGCGCGCAGGATTCCGTGTAGGTCAGGTCGCGCAGGCGCGCGATGAGATCGGCCCCGTCCACCCCCCACTTTTCGGCGACTCCCTCGTGACGCACGGCGTCCTCGATCTCCTGCCACAGTTCCGGCGGGGCGGAGGCGTCGGCAAACAATGTCGCGTTGCAGACGTCGGCGATGAGCGCCTGCTCGTCACCGCTGAACCGGTCGCGCAAGGTCCGTCGGGCGCGATAGAGCGCCTCGAAATAGCGCTCCAGGCTGCCGCGCAGGACGGCGGCGGGCGAGGAATAGTAGCCGCCCGTATCCACGCGGGCGTCCACCTGTTCGGCGAGACCCGGCGGCAGCCGGGTCCCTAGAACGCGGGAGGCGTTGTCTCTCATCAGTCATACTCCCATCGCGCGGCGACGCCCGCCCGTGGAATGAACTCGCGTTGTAGCACCGGCTCCCACCATCCGGCGGGTATGGGCAGCGTCTCGTGCTCCTCGTGGGACAGGGCGCCCTCCTCGGGGAGATACAGGAGGCGGCGTCCTGCGGCGTCCTCATACACGTCGGCGGGCAGAACGTGGGCATGTCCCGTCCGCTCACCCGGCACGCGGAGGCCCGCGGCGTCCGGCACGCGACGAACATCGCGGGGTGTTGGGCGCTCGATGAGCAGCACGTCGCCCTGGCGGATCTGTTTCATGGGTTTTCTCCTCGCGCCGCCCCAGTCCGGGGCGGCGCTTGTGGCTTTGCCGGCCTTATGCGGCGACGTCGGGGTGATACTCCTCCGGCCTCTGGTCAAACGTCCACGCGATGGCGGCGTGAATCAGGGCGCGGGGTCCGCCGCTCTCCAGCAGCCGCGTGCGCGTTTTGCTCCGGTAGCTTCCGAATTTGGGGGGCACCCGCAGCAGATGTCGCTCTCCGCTCGTGGCGTCGCGGACCACGAGCACGCACTCGACCTGGCTGGAGCGCAGGGACCGCTGATAAAATGTGACGACGTGGCGCGTCACCAACGCGGCCGTGTAACCAGGCGCCACGTCAATGGTGTCGATCCGCGCCACATTGCGCCTCGTCGAACTGGGGGCGTCATCCCACACGGCGAAATAGCGCGCCTCGTCGGCCTGGGCCTGCTCTCCCGCCGGGCCTACCTGATCGAGCACGTGCTGCAAGTCGCCTCCGGTCAGGGTGGCGCCCTCCGAGAGAAGGCCGCGCCGCAGCAACTCGCGCTGGGCGTCGTCGCGGAAGATGGGGTAGGGTCCGATTCTGTGCGGATAGTAGGACCCGGCGTCGAGCGCGCGTCGCAGGATGTGCTCAGGTAGCCGGGAGAGGAGTGTCTCCGGCGTCAAACGATGGCGCCCGGCTCGCGGCAACGGTCGGTGGAGCCGGGACTCAAATGTCAGGACGCCCTGCCGACACAGATCGTTGAGGACAGACTGTGCATCCTCCGTCGGTTTCTCCTGGATCCACAGCCGCCGGTGCGCGTCGGGCATGAGCCCGACCGCCTGGAGGCGGCGCACTGTCGCGGCGTATTGTCCGCGCGGGGCGTTGATCGTAGCGTCAGCCATGACTGTCTCCTCGTCCTCGGCGCTTTCCCGCCGCCTGTCGGCGGAATGGCGTCGGACTGTTCTCTAACAATATGTTAACATATTGTTATCCAAATGTCAACAATATAGCAACACTTTCCCGGTTATTTTTTGAGCCGGTCCACCGGGGAGAACTGGCGGTGCTGCGCCTCCAGATCGGCGTCGGCCAGGGCCACGTAACGGTTGACCATGGCGAGCGCCGTGTGGCCCAGCAACTCCTTGAGCGTGAAGACGTCCCCGCCGGCGCGGAGGAACGAGACGGCGAAGGTGTGCCGGAACGTATGCGGCGAGCAGCGCCTAACCTGAATCCCGGCGATGTCGCCGATCCGATGGATCAGTTGGAGGAGTCCCGACCGCGAGAGTTGTCTCCCCTCGCCCATCCCGCGCTCAGACAGAAAGAGCGGGTCCTCCGGCTCTCGGACCTCTTTTCGCAGATAGGCCCAGAGCGCTCGGAGCGTCTCCCGCCCGAAGAACAGTTTCCGGTGCTTGTTGCCCTTGCCGTGGACGACGCAGCAGCGTTCGGAGAGGTTCACGTCGCCTCGGCGCAGTCCGCACAGTTCGGAGGCGCGGCAGCCGGTGTCGAGCAGGAACAGCACGATCACCTCGTCGCGCAGGGGGTAGGAGGTCTTGCGGGCAGCGGCGCGCAGCGCGCGCTGCTGGTCTTCGGTGAACGGTTGGATCTGGTCGGGGCGAGCGACCGGGGGCCGAAGGTTTGCCATCGGGGATGTCACCAGAATCCCCTCGGCGATCAGGAACTGGAACAGGGCGGCGAGGTTGACGTGATAGGTCTTCGCGGTGATCGGCTTGACCGGCCGCTTCGCCTGGTAGGGGCGTACCTTGGCGGCGGTGAATCGGTTGTAGCAGGCTGCCCGCGTTCGCTCAACCCCAATCACGCCCTTTTTCGGAGGCGTTCCGGTCTATCTCCGCGAGCAGCCGCCGGCTCCATTCCTGGCGCAAATGCGCCTGCACGGCCGCCCGCACTTCCGCCGACACGGAATGGAGCCGGCGGTCGGCCAACGCGGCGACCTGCTCAAAGAGCGCCGCGGGTAAACGCACCGTCAGTGATCGTTGGGGAGGCGAGGGGTTTCGACGCATTTGTCTTACATACCAGGATAGCAGGTTTCCGAGATCTCGTCAAACAGGAAATCCATCCATTCCGCGTCGAACCTCCTCTTGTGGCTACGCGCGTCAACGATGGACGAGAAGGAATACCCTCCCCCCGCGGCGAAAAGGGTCGTGAGGCGCACGAGGCGGCGGTCATGAAAGTGGCGGCGCGGCTGGAGGCGCTGTGGCGTGAGCGCGCCTATGGCCGCGTCGAAGTCGTCGTCAGGGGCGGGATGATCCACGAAATCCGGACGACCGAAACAGAGGTTGTCATAGCCGCGAGAACCGAATAGCCCCGGCCAGGAGAAAAACTCAACGCCGGAAACCGGAAGCGATTCCGCGTTTCCGGCGTTTTTGGTTGATGAGCGGAGCATGGGCGTCCGCGGCGCTGGAAATGGATGATCCCAAGTCGCGAGACGTTAGTCTCAAGGAACACCTGGAATCTCGCCTCCGGAGCGTGGAGGAGCGGCTACAGACGCACGAGCGGGCGCAGTATCGTGAGATCGAGCAGGCGACCAAAAAATCTGACGAGGCTCGCGTCGCCTTAGAAACCCGCCTCGTGGAAATGAACCAGATGCGGGCGCAGATCCTCGCGGAACGGGGCGAGTTTGTCACGCGCGATATGCTCGACGCGCGGATCATCGGCATCGAGGCGCGGTTGACGACGATCGTGACTCGGCTGGAGTCGGTCGTCTCGCGGGACGTGCTCGACGCGCGCCTTCAGTCTCTCGCGTTGCGTCTGGAGGTGCTGGAGAGGACCAAGAGCAACTTGGAGGGCCGGCTATGGATGTTTGTAACGGGGTTGACCATCCTGTCCATCGTCATCCAGACCGTCACGCGCTACATATTCGCGGCAAGGTGACGGCATGCCCACGGGTCTCGGCAAAGCGGTCGACTTCAGTTTGCGGGAACGGTCTCCGGTGCATGTCCGGAAGATTCTCCAGGAATTTCGGCATCTGGTGATCGGCCTGGGTCGCTATCGGGGTTTCACCCACGTCGCCGGGGAACCGTCGCGTCGATCGACGTGGGTGGGATAGGCGCGCGTGAAGGAGAAACATGGCTAACATCGTGGGGTATCGATGGCAGGACGGCGTCGCTCATCCGCAGGAAGGCGTCGAAAGTCTTACGTTCGACTTGATGGAGACGGTCCGGAAGCTCGTGAATCAGGGAAGACTGTCGGCGCGGCGGAACCTGGCGGCGCTCACGCCGTCGAACAACCTGATGCGGGCGGCGCAGGAGGACTGCGATTGCTGGCAGGGACATTTGCCCATGCCGCCGGGAGACGCGCTTGCCCGCGCCCGCGCTCAGTATTACACGGGACAGGCGGCGGCCGTCGTCTGGGCCGAGGGGACCATCCAGCCGCTGGAGATGGTGGACGCTCTGCTGCACGATCCCGCGACGAGCGCGGTGATCGACGGGGATTGGAACGAGATGGGCGTCGCGTTCGCGGGCTCGCCCTACAATCTCCGGTGTGTCGTGTTTCTCGGACGGCGGCAAGGGTGGCCCAACCAGGAGTTGCCCGTGCAGGACGCCATTCAGATCGGTCTGCGCGAGGGGCTGTCCTTCCTGGCGAAATATCCGGCAGTCCTACAGGTCGGGATCGGATGAAGTGGCTCTCCAAATTGGCGGTGGCCATGAAGATCATCTCGGTTCTGGACGAGTTGCAGGACCTACCGCCGGGAGAGACAACGGAGATCCCGGAGACGCGCGTCAAGGTCGGTCGGCGGAAATGGATCCTGGGGCCGACGCCGGCGCGCTGGGAGGAGTGACGATGAAATGGCGGACGCGGCGGCGCTCGGAGCGATTCTCATGGGGTTGACGGTCGGGGTGATCCTGTTGATGTGGTGCATCCGGTCGTCTCCGGGGGAGTAGCATGGCGGACCTCTCGATCTTTCGGGGCCTGATCAACGGCCGCGGCTACTACTCGCGGAGCATCAACGGCCAGGCCGGCGGGGTCGTCACGATCTCGAACGACGAGGCGCGGTTCCGGCAGATCGCGCTCACCGGCGTCGTCTCCGGCGCGCCTCTGATCAATTTTCCGGCCGCGCCGGGAATGGAATGGATCGTGGACCTGACGGGTCTTTCCTCCTCCGACGGTGGGACCACGGTCACGGTCGCGGCGGGCGGCACGGGATTCACGGCGCAGATGGGCCGGGTGCATCAGGTCTACGCCCGCGACGTCGGGATGCGGGACACGGTCTCGTTCGGATCGTTGACGACGGGCGAAATCTACGCCGACAGCTACCCCACGGTCCAACAGGCGATCGACGCCTGCCCGGACGGCGGGACGGTGATCCTCGGGGCGCGCGTCTACACCATCGACGCCGCCGCGCAATACGCCTGGAATCAGGTGCGGGGCGCGGTCTCCACCCCGAAGCACGGATTGGTCGTCGCCGACAAACGCGTCAACATCACGGGCCAGGGGGTGGGAACCGTGCTCCGCGCGGGCGCGGCGAACGTGGATGTGCTGACCTATTATTCGAGCGACGGCGTCGGCGGGGAGACCCGCGCGAGCTATTGCCTCGTTTCTAACCTGCGGATCGACAATCCCTCCGCCCACTCCGGATGCAATGGGCTCGTATTCGATCGCGGCTATCGGAACCGCGTCCATAGTCTGAGGATCGGCACTTCCGGCGGAACCCATTTCGCGAACGGAATCCGGGCGGTCAATTCGTGGGATCTCAACATACTCGACAGTTATGTCTACGGCTGCGCCACCGGCGTGGACGCCACCGCCTATTACCGGGATTCAGATGGTCAGTTGGCGGATGGGACGACCAACGCCTACAGCGGAGCGAACGGCCCCTCTCACGGCCTGACAATCCAGGGTGCGGAAATCTCCGGCGGCGCGTTCGGCGTCGATCTCGTGGAGGTGCAGATGGCGTCGATCCACGACACGACCATCGAGGGGTTGTCCTCGGCGGGCGTCCGGGCGCGCGGCGCGCAGGGCCTGAACCTCTCCGGGATCTACTGGGAGAATACGGGGGCGGGCGCCTTTGATCTCGATCTCGCCGCCAGTCCGAACGCGGGAGCCCTCTCATGCCGCATGGCGCGGGTCCAGAACGCCAACCGCATCCGTGCGCGGAATACCCGCGCCCTGACCGTGGATGGATTTCGGGAACTCCGAGGCGCGGACGGATCGGTATTTGACGTGGACACGACGGTCACGGGCGTGACGCTTCTTGGGACGTGGTGGACGGAGGACGTGACGCTCGCCGTCCCGGCGCGCGCCCAAATCTATCAGCAATTCAACCGGGGACTCGCGGGCGTCGTGAACTCCGGGCGTCCGCAGTCCACGACCTATCCCCTGGAAGAGGTGGGGCAGAACCTCATCGCGAACCTGGGGTTCGCGAACTCCGCGAACGCGACGGGATGGACGTTTTCCAACATGGCCGTGCAGACGACGGGCGCGCCGTTCGGGCTGGCCTACGCGGCGGCGACTACCGGGGCGACCTGCACGGCGACCGCGGCGCTCGTCCCGGCGTTCACGAACGATCTGCGGGACCGGTGCGTGACGCTCTCATGTTGGATCAAGGCGCCGAACGCGACATGGAGCGGCTCGCTCCAGGCGCTCTCCGACGTTAACGATTCGACGCAACTCGACCGGACGCTGTTTGACGGCGCATGGCATTACGTTTCCGCCATCCTCCGGATTGGACCGGCAGCGACGGGGATTTCGTTCCGGCTCAACTTGTTCTCCAACGGAGACGGGGGCAACGCCCTGTTCGCGGGACCGGTCCTCACGTTGGGTCACGAGCCGCTCGGCCCGGCGATGGAGGAGCACCTCCGGCCGCCGATGCTGACGGCGCGGCGGATGCAGATCGCGCCTGTGAACGCTGCCGTGGTCGCGAACACGCAGTTCGATCCGACGCTCGCGGGCGTGTTTTATATCTCCGGCTCGGGCGGGGCGATCACCCTGAATGTGGCGCAGACGACGCTCACGAACAGCGCGGCGTGGACGGACGGGATGGAGGTGGAGTTCATCGGCGACGACGACACGAACACGGTGACGTTCACGACCGCCGCGGCCACGAAGCTGAAACTGGGCGCGGCCACGCGCGTGCTGGGGTTGCTGGACACGGTCCGGTTGCGCTACGTGAAGGCGCGCGACCGGTGGATGGAAGTCTCTTCGCAAGGGGCCTAGAATGGCGAAAGCGTTTCGGGACTGTATTGTGGAACTGCGGCGGGTGCGTGCGTCGGAACTTCAGCCGAACCCGGCGAACTGGCGACGCCACCCAGATTTGCAGGGGCGCGCGCTGTCGCGGCTGCTCGACGAGATCGGTTACGCGGATTGCTTGCTCGCCTACCCGACGCAGAAACCGGTGGCGCTTTTTGAGGCGGCGATCAAGAACCATCTGGCCGCCGGGCAGGCGCTCTACGACCCGTTTCTCGGTTCAGGCACAGCGATCATCGCCGCCGAGATGGTAGGTGTTCGGGCATTTGGTTGCGAGATCGAGCCGCATCACGCGGACACCTGCCTCGCGCGTTTCGAGCAGGCGACGGGCAAGAGCGTGCGGCGGCTCGACGCGGTATAGTATGGGTGGTATAGATGGTTTCGGGTCCGAAACAACTGGAAATCGCGGAGCGGCGGCGCAAAGTCGGATCACTCTACCTGATGCGGTTCACGCAGGAGGAGATTGCACGCCAGGTGGGCGTCACCCAGAAATGCATCTCGACAGACATCAAGGCGATTAAGGAGCAGTATAAGGCCGAGCGAGAGGAACTGATCGAGCGAGATCTGGCGGAACTGGAACAGATGGAACGCGACTGCGCGATGCAATTCGCGCAGACGAAGGACCGGGAATGGATCAGCGAGCGCCGGGAAATCAAGAAGCGCCGGTCGCAAATGATCGGGCTGGACGCCCCGGTGAAGACGGACAACCGAAACGAGAACCGGGGAGAGATCGTGCTGCGCTATGAAAACGACTGGCGCGGTCGCGGAACCGAACCGGACGAGACGGGAGATCGTGCTGCCGTATCCCCATCCGGGGCAGCAGAAGGTGATCCGAGGGAGGAGACGCCACAACCGGATTAGCGCGGGGAGACGGTGGCGGAAGACGACACTGGGGATGAGCGTGGCCATCCAAGGGGCCGCGCGCGCGCAGCAGTGGCTGTGGGGCGCGCCGACCTATGACCAGGTGCGGATCGCCTGGGACGAGACCCGGCGTGCGGCCTTGGGTGTGGCGACGTTCCTCAAGGCGGAAATGCTCGTGACGTTTCCCGGCGGCGGCGTGATCCGGTTCCGATCACTCGACGATCCGGACAACGCCCGCGGATGGACGGCCGACGGGGTAGTGATCGACGAGGCGGCCGACGTGCCCGAGGCGGCGTGGCACGAGGTGCTTCGGCCGATGCTCCTCGACACCGGCGGCGAATCGTGGACGCTTGGTACCCCCAAAGGGCGCAACTGGTACTGGCGCGAGTGCGTGGCGGCGGCGGATGATCCGGACGCCGTGTTCTGGAACGCGCCGACGCTCGGGGCGCGGGTGACGGAACAGGGACTTCTGCGCGCCCCTCATCCGCTGGAGAACCCGAACGTTCCGTGGTCCGAGATCGAGTCCCTATTCCGAACGCTGCCCGAGCGGGTGTTCCGACAGGAGATCCTGGCGGAATTTGTCGGCGACGAAGGTTCGGTGTTTATCGGCGTTCGCGCCGCCGTGGACCGGGGCCGCACCGCGAACGAGGATCCGGTCGCGGGCCGACGCTATTTCCTGGGCGTGGACCTCGCCCGGGTCGCCGACTTCACGGTGCTCTCGGTGATGGACCTGAGCCACAGGCAGGTTTATCTGGAGCGGTTCAACCAGATTTCCTGGGAGCGGCAGATCGAGCGGATCGTCGCGGTCTCGGCGCGTTACAACGGCGCGATGATCATGCTCGATTCCACCGGCGTGGGCGATCCGATCTTCGAGGCGCTGCGGGCACGCGGCCTGAAGGTCGAGGGGTTTCGGTTCACTAACGAGAGCAAAGAGCGCCTGATCGACGCGTTGGCGATGGGGATCGAGAGCGGCGGCGTCCGGCTGCTCGACCAGGAGACGCAAACGAACGAGTTGCTGGCCTACCAATACTCGCTCTCGCCGTCGCGGAACATCCGCACGGGTGCGCCGCCGGGACTACATGACGACACGGTGATGGCGCTCGCGCTCGCGGACTGGGGCGTGGCCCACCCCGGCGGGTGGTGGCAGGACGCGGGCCTGATGGACTGGCTGAAAAGCCGATGAGGAGACAGATGGGACTGGCTCATGACTTTTGGCGGTCGAAGACGACGTGGACGGGCGTTTTGGCGCTCGTCGCCGCCGCGGCGGGCTATCTCACCGGGGAACTTTCCACGGCGCAGGCGGTCGCGGCGGCCTTCGCGGCGATCCAATCGGTTTGGCTTCGCGACGCCGTGCGGAAGAGCTTCTAGGAGGCGGGATGGCGTCGATAATCGAGGGGAATCCATTGCCGTACAAAGCGCCATGGGCCGCGCCGGCCATCGGTCGGATCGTGCATGTCATAACGGATGTGGCGCTCCTGCCCGGCATCGTGGTAGGGGTGCGCTCCCCGCTCGATCCAGCTTCGGCGCTGGACATCGCGCTCTTTGGCCCGGAATATCGGTTCGTGCAGAATGTCCCTTGTCGCGCCGATCCGGCGGTGGAGTTGGGATGGGAGTGGCCGCCGCGATGAGATTTCCCTGGCAGCGGGAACAGATCGACGTGGAGGCGCTGGTGAGCCGCGTGGCGGGCGAGGCGGCGTCGCGCGCGGTGGCCGAGGCGCACGCCGAGATCCGGGAGACGCGCGTCCGGGTCGCCGAACTCTCGGACGTGCTGCGCGCGAACGGCGACGGGATGATGCCCATTCCGCCGACGGGAAACCTCGCCGCGTCGCCGTATCCGATCTATGCACGCGACCAGCCGTTCCGCTACATGGTCCCCCAGGCGCCCTACCGCAAGCCGGAGAGTCCCGTCACGGTGGACATGCTCCGGTCGCTCGCGGAGAGTTTCGACATCTTGCGTGCGTGTATCAGCCATCTCCAGCGCGAGCTGGTCAACGTCCCCATCCAGATCGTCCCGAAAGACGACGCCGACCAGAGCGACGAGACGCAGGCCCGCGTCCGCGCGGCCACGGAATGGTTCGAGGAAGACGGCGGCGTGGGTGGGCTGGGCATGCGTCGCGGCCTTTTCGAGGCACAGGTCGTCGAGGACCTGGAGGTCGTCGGCGCGGCGGCGCTCTACTTCTCGCCCACGCGCGGCGGCGGCGTCTACGAGGTGCTCGCGATAGACGCGGCAACGATCCGCCCCCACGTGGACGCCTACGGCTGGCCCGGACCCGGCGAGGATGTCTACGAGCAGTGGATCTATGGCGTCAAGGTCGCCGGATTCACGCGCGAAGAGCTGCTCTACGACGGCATCCACGCCCGGACGTGGACGCCCTATTTCGCCTCCCCCGTGGAATGGCTCGTCGCCCGCATCCTGACGGCGCTCAAAGTGGACGAGTGGGACCGGACGTGGCTCACGGACGGGGCGATGCCCTCGGACATGATCGCGCTCCCCGACGGATGGACGCCTGCCCAAGTGCGCGAGTACGCCGAATGGTTCGTCTCGCTCCTGCGCGGCGACAGCCGCGCGCGGCAGCAACCGAAGTTCGTCCCCTCCGGAACGAGCACGATTAAAAACGCCACTCGCAAGGACCACGACTTCGCCGAATTCAAGAACTGGTTGGTGAGTTGCACGTGCGCCGTTATGGGCGTCCATCGGGCGAGCATCGGGTTCGAGGGGGAGCAGTATAAGGTCAGCCAGGAGAACTCGATGGCGGCGACCTCCGAGTTCGGCGTCTCCGCGCTCCTGGAGTTCCGCCGCTCGCTCTACAATCGCATTTTACGCCGGTTGGGCTATACTGAGTTGGAGTGCCGCAATGTGACGGCCGAGGAGGAGGAGGCCGGAACACGGGCGACCCGGAACGCGGCGCTGGTCATGAGCGGGATCAAGACGCCGAACGAGGCGCGGGCCGACGAGGGACTGGACGCGATGCCCGGCGGCGAGATGCTGTTCATCCCCGCCACGCTCGTGCCCCTCGACCAGGCGCTCGCGCCGCCCGCGCCGCCGCCGGTTGGTGGGACTTCTCCGGAATTTCCGGACAACTCGAACGTGTCGAATTCCTCGAACAGTTTCGAGAGTTCAGATGAATCGCGCCGCGCTGCCCTCTCCCTGTGGGAGAAAAAGGCGGTCGCGCGGCTGAATCGCGGCGAACCGGCCCAGGTCAACTTCCGCCACTGGGCGATTGACGAGGAGGAGCGGAATCGCGTGCGCGACGGATTGGACGCCTGCCGTACGCCCGCCGACGTGCGGGCGCTTTTTGCGACGATCCTCCTGGAGATGCCACCGGTCTACCACACGACGGTCGAGCAGCACGAGCGGCAACGGATTGCCCGCGCGTGGCGGGATCGGCGGATCGCGGCGGAACGGGAGGAGGCCGCGGTGTCATGAGCGAGCGCTCCCAGACGGTGGTCGAGGTATGCCCGCTGCCAAACGGCTACATGCTCTATCGGAGCGTGGACGGCGCCGGCGGTGTCCGCTACTATTCCGACGAGATCGGCGGCGGCGTGATCGTCTGGGACGCGTCTCTCGTTGATGAGAGTTCCGTGCTCGCCGCCATCGTGGAGGAGCGGCGACGGTTGACGCGCGTACGCCTCGGCTCGTGCTCTGTTGCGGCGGCGCAACATGCCGACCGGTGACGCTGCATTTCGCGCGCTCCTTGGCGAGACGCGACGCGAGATCGCGGACCTGACCGGGGCGCTTGGTTCCGGCAAAGTGTCTATCCCCGAGTGGGGCGGGATCATGCTGGAGAGCCTCGCGGACGCCCACGCGAGGGCGGGCTATCACGGGCGGCAGCGTGGCGGGGACACCGCGCCCTTTGACGCGGACGACGAGCGGTTCGGACGGCTCGCGGTCCAGGAGGAGATGTCGTTCCTCGCGGCGTTCGAGCAGGATCTCGTCGCGGGCCGATACCGGCGCGAAGACGGGGCGCTCGCCGTGGAGGACGTGCAGCGCCGCGCGGAAATGTATCTAGGTCGCCTCTACGGCACGGCGAACGAGGCGATGTGCTGGGTGGCCGACGAGGCGCTGGTCTGGCATCTCGGGCAGGTTGACGATTCTCACTGCGAGGCGTGTCCGAAACTGGCCGAGGGCAGTCCTTATCCGCCGGGCCGATGGCCGACACTGCCGGGGATGAACCGGACGCCATGTCTCTCCCGGTGCGCCTGTTGGGTTTCCACCGAGAGCGGGATCGTGGGATTCAGGCCGGGGTGATGCAGGATGTCCAAACAAACGCGGCGAACGGGCTTTCAGGACGTGCGTGATCCGGTGAGCCGAAAACTCATCTTGCGGATTGACGCCGAACGCCGTATACTGGAGGTCAAGACATTCAAACACGCCGAACCCGTCCTTGTGGACCTGAAGCCTTACCTGGAAGGGGACCGACCCGACACTGAATCATTCTCTTGACTGATTGACAACCCAATATCTGCCAGAGCCTCCGCGAGGGGCCTGAATGCCGCCGAAGCGACCTGCCAATGAGCGGGCGCGGCATCCAGGCCCCTTTTCGCGTTTCTGGGACATCTACTCATGCCCACCCAGCGCGTCAAACCGATCCACCTGTTCGTGCCGTTCGAGCGTGTCTCTCGCCGTGAGGAGGACGACGTCCTCATCGTCGAAGGCTACTGCTTCGTCAACGAGGTCGTCAAGGGCGAGAACGGCCTGCGCCTGAAGCGGTCGGCGATGGAGGCGGCCACGGACGATTACATGCGGTTCGGAGCGGTGCGCGAGATGCACCAGATGGTCGCCGCCGGAACCGCCCAACGCGTAGAGTGGGATGAGAAAGGCTGTCGCTTGACCGCCGAGATCGTGGATGAGGCGGCGAAAAAGAAGGTGGAACGGAATGTCTACAAAGGGTTTTCACTCGGCGTGAATCCGACTGTCTTGCGCGGGAATGTAGTGGAAACGTGCGAGTGGGTGGAGAACTCGCTTGTGGATCGCCCGAAGGACCCGGACGCGCTGTTTCTCTATCGCCTCGCCGGCTATGACCCCGACGCGGAGGTCGAGGTCGAGGTCCTCGACGCTGCTGTTGCTGCTTCCTCCGATGCCATGGGGGAAACGGCGGCGGAATCCTCTTCGCCGCCGCCGGAATCTGTCTCCTTTGCCGAAGCCGACGCGGGGCTCCCTCCTGACGCGGACGTGACGGCGGAGGAGACTTCTTTTTCCGAGAGCGCGACCGATGAGGGCGGCGGGGACGCGGTCCGCGCCGCGCTGCTCGCGGCAGGGCTGCCCGAGGATTTGCTCTCCCGCGTGGAGATCGTTCAGACCGGGGAAGAGCGCGCACTGACGTCCACGAGCACGCCCACGCGCGAGAACCTGGAAGGGGCACGGAAACCAAAGCCGAAACCCGCGTCCGCGCCGCCGAAACCGAAACAAGTTTCCGATGGGACGGCGGAACGGGCGATGGACGAGGAATATTATGCCGCGACGCCGCCTGCTCCTTCCACGCCTCGGACATTCAAGGAAGCGATGGCGCAGGAACGCGCGCGGGCGATCATGGGCGACGTGAACAACGCCTACGTCAGCCTGATGGATTCGCTGTGGTCGATCATGGACTCTGACCGCGCGGACAAGGAGACGCTGTGCCGCGAGAGCATCGGCCAGTTCGCGGACCACATGGCGGCCATGGCGAAGGCCGCTGAGGAACGCGGCGAGTCCCCGGCGTTCGCGGGCGCGTTCGCGGCGCTGGTCGCGCGGATGAACGGCGGCGAGGGTTTAGCGCGGGCGGACAAGCCCGAGGGCGACTATGGCTCCCACGCCGACGCGGGATACGCCGATCCCGGCTACCAGGAGGACGGAAAACCGCGTTATCCGCTGAAGGAGAACGGCAGGCTCTCCGAGAAGCGCATCCGCGCGGCGTGGAGTTACATCAACAAGGGAGACAACCGGGTCCCATACTCCGAGGCGGAACTCTCCAAGATCGAAGCGAAGATCCGAGCGGCGGCGAAAGAGGTCGGCGTCGAGATCACCGCCGAGGACAACCGCGCCGCGACGGCCGTCCTCGAACAAGTTTCCTCTCCCGTGGACGGGGAGGAGTTGACCGCGGCGATGGGCCGGGCGGAACGGGCCGAAACCCAACTCGTGAGAGCGCGTGCGGCAAACGAGGAGACGCTGAAATGTCTCGCCGACGCGGAAGCGCGGGTGAAACGGCTGGAGAACGCCCCGGCGGCCAAGCCGGTGATCCGGTTCCCGCACGCCCTCGACCGGACGTTCCTCGCGAACCTCGGTCGGGAGGAAGACCGCGAGACCGACGATCTGGTCGCCCAATACAAACAGGCGACAAAGGACGCGGAGTCCGCGACCGAGCAGGCGAAACAGTACGCCGCCATCGACCGCATGATGGCGCTTCGGGCAGTGTTGAATCAGCGCGGCGTCCGATTGGACTGACGCCGGGCCGGAGGTATAGAGATGTTGATGCCCATGCAGGGCAACTTGATGGTCGGGGGGCGGCGCGTCGCTTCGGCCGGGTTTATGCTCGGGGAGCCGCCTCGAGGTTATGAATTAGGCCCCTCGATTCCCGTTTACGCGCGCGGTGATCTCCTCTCGGCGCAGACCTCGGAACTCATTGAACGGATGCAGCGGGTCGACGTGGAGCGGGTCGATCTCACCGGCGACCTCTCCTCCATCGTGAAGCAGCTCGGGGGGACGCTCTCCGAGGTGAAGCGCGCGCTCACCTCGACGAACGTGCCGGTGCGCGAGAACCTGGAAGCGCCCGCGCGCATCCTCGTCCCGCTGGAAACGCCGATGCGGAACCGCATCCCGCGCGTCTCCGGCTCGGGGACCGCCGCCGCGTGGCGGCAACTGACGAGTCTCGGCGGCGGCTACGGGTTCGCGACGACAGTGACGACCGGCGTCGCCTCGGCCACGCAGACGGTTGCCTCGACGGCGGGGATGCAGCCGGGCGACGTGCTTCAGTTCGTGACGGCCACCACTGGCGTTCCGATCGGCGGCACGACGGTGGCCTCGCTGCGGACGGTCTCCTCGATCACCTCCGCGACGGTCGTTGTCCTCGCCGCGACGATTACCACGGTGACCGGTGACCTGGTGGTCAACACCGGCAAGGCAGCGGGCGACGTGGTGACGGGTAGCACGACGGCGGCGCAGGTCCCGGGTCGTCCGATGGGGGCGGGTCCGGCGTCGGGGCTCACGGCCTCGACCTATTACGGCCGCTCGTTCTTCGCGGAGACGGGAGCGCCGGCCGAGAAGACGGAGACGTACGCCAACAAGTCGAGCGCCTACAAACTACTCGGCAGCTATGGCAGCATCACCGGGTTCGCCATGGCGGCGGGGGCGACCTATCAGCCACAGATGGGGACGGCCCGGCGCAACACGTTGATGAACCTCATGTTGAACGAGGAGAACGCCTTCGTCAACGGCTCCAGCACGAGTCTTCTGCCGCCGTGGGGCGATTTCGTCACGGCGCTGGGGTTTGATGGGCTGATCAATCTGATCACCACCGCGAACGGCGTTCCGGCGGACCAGGTGCAGGTGACGGTCGGCTCGCTCACGCTCTCCCACGTGGACGCCCAGTTGCGTCGCATCTGGGACTTTGGGGGACGCGGAAACTGGATGTTGGCGTCGGGCCAGGAGATCGCCTCGTTCGTCCACCTGGCGGAAGCGGCGGGCAGCATCATCCGGGTTCAGGCGACCATGCAGGGGAGCACCGTGCTCGGACTGACCGTCAACGGCTACGTCCACCCGGTCACGGGCGAGGTCGTGCCGTTGATCCCCAGCCGCTACCTCGCGCCGGGCACGCTGATCTTCGGCAGCGACTTCCTGCCGGACGGCACACCTGCCCTGGAGGTGGACGTGCTGCCGCAGGTGGAGTTGCCGCAACTGGCCCCGGACGAGATGATCATGGGCTACACGCTCCAGGAACTCGCACCCACGACCGCGCAGCCGATCAACTATCCCTGGATCGCCACGGTGTTCGAGGTGCTGAAAATGATGGGGAGCACCGTGTTCGCCAAGTCGACCGGATTGACGGCAGTATAGTCGCGGCAATGGGACAGGACCGGGGATGAGCCCCGGTCCTGTCCCTGGAGGAGAGGCCATGAACATCACCGTGCAGGTCCCGCATCTGGGCTATCGGGCGCCGGGAGCGGCGGCGGAACAGCAGATCGACCGGCTCCGCACGCGCATGATCCAGGGGACGGGGACGACGGAACTTCCCGTGCCGGGTCTGCGCGCCGTGGAAAAGGTCCGGGCGGCGGGACTGGTCTTCGACGAGAAGATCGTCCGCGAGCTGCCGCTCGACGCGAACCAGAAGAACTTCTTCGCGGCGGTCGTGGACACTTATCGGCTCGTGGAGGGCATCGACGGGGAGCCGTTCCTGGAGCGGCATCCGTGGAGCAACGACGGCGTGTGGCAGCCGAAGGAGACGTTCTGGATCACGGGCGATTGGGACGAGAGCGTGTCGCCGCCGTCCGGCGCGATTTTTCCGCCGCCGGAGACGGTCCGGCAGCCGATCCTGACGGAGGCAAGCGTCGGCGCGGCCGACGCGCAGGCGACGCTCACGCGGCGGGGCGCGGCGGAAAAAGCGGCGGCGTCCGCCAAGGAGTAGGCGATGGCAGACCTTTCCGCGTTTCGCGGTGGACTGATCGACGAGTGTTTCACGAAGAACGTCGCCGGCGGCGTGGATGTGACGCTGGCAGTCAGGGGAGAGGCGGACCGGTCCTGCCTCATCTTCACCGGCGCGCTCACAGCGTCGATCGCCGTCATCTTCCCAGCCACCGCGGAATCGGCCGGCCTTGTCTGGCAGATCGAGAACCAGACCACGGGCGCGTTCCTACTGTCGGTCAAGAACTCAGGCGGAACGGCGCTCGTCATCCCGGCGGGTGTGCGCTCCTTTGTCCTGTGGACGGGGACGGCGTTCGTGTTCGCCAGCAGCCAGATTCAGATGTCGGAGATCATCCTCACGTCGGCGCAGGTCAAGGCGCTTCGCGCGACGCCCATTACGATCTTCGGGGCTCCGGGCGCCGGGAAGTTGCTGGAGTTTCTTTCCGCACAATTGATTCTCGACTACGGCGGCACGAACGGCTTCACCGAAGCCGGGAACAACCTCGCGGTGCGGTTCGTGGACGGAACGGGCGTGATCGTTTCCCAGGCTATCGAGATGACCGGATTCATCGATCAAACGGCGGACACGGCCACGACCGCGCAGCCGAAGATCGACGTGATCGCGGCGAAAGCGGCCTGCGAGAATGTGCCGCTTGTGCTCCACAACACGTCGGGCGCCGAAATCGCCGGGAACGCGGCGAACGACAACATCGTCCGGGTGAAGACGTGCTGCCGCGTCCACGCCACGGGATGGTAGGCGATGGCGAAAACGGCGTATCCCACGGAGATCGAGTTTCATGCCTATCTCTCGGACGCGGGGTTTTCCGCCGCTTTCCTGGCGCTTCTGGATCTGGAGACGGCGCTCGCGGCGGGTCAGTCGACCTTCGAGGAAATGACGGGGCGGCGGATGCTGGCGACCACGCAGACGCGCGAGTTCGATCCGCCCTCGAACTCATGGCGTGATCTCGACCTGAAAACGGACCTCCTCTCGGTGACGGGTCTCACCGTGGGCGCAACGGCGTTGATCTCGGGAACCGATTACCGGCTCCTGCCCTACAACGCGGCGGACGACGGACGGCCTTACAACATGGTGCGGTTCAACCGCTGGTGGACGCCGCCGCCGACGTGGGCGGAACGCGGCAGCGTCGTGATCACGGGCTCGTGGGGTTTCGGGACGACGATCCCCGAGGCGGCGTGGCAGGGGATTCTGACGCTCGCGGGGCTGTCGCTCTTCCCGGCCATCGCCCAATCGCGGACGCGGGGCATCCAGATGTGGCGGGAGGCAGACGTGACGGAGCAATATGGAGCCGATCCGTTGGGGAGCCTGCGTGACAACTGGTCGCGTTACGCGATGGGAGTGGACGGCAGGGGCGGCGTCGTGGGGATGTATCGGAGGGTCACGCAGGGCTGATGGCGAGCATCTATGAGGACGTGATCGCGCTCTCTCTGGCCGCGCGGGCGCCGGGGGCGGCCACGGAACAGGCCACCTCCTATTTCCGCGCCCTGGGCGCTAATGGTCTCTATATCCTGCTGCACGTTTCGGCGATCGGGACGGGAAATCTTACGTTCAGGATTTACAGCCGCGAGATATTCGAGGGGACCGACTACCAGATCAACCTCGACCATGCCACGCCGATCACCGCCACGGGCCGCTACGCGCATCCACTCGCCCTCGGCGTCGCCCGACAACCTGCCGGAGAAGCGGCCGTCACGGTCGCGACCGCCGTCAAACAGACGATCTCTCTTCCCGCGCCGGATATATTCCGGTTTGGGGTGTTGCATTCGGACGCGTCGGCATGGACTTATGGCGTCTCATTCAAGCGTGTGAGGTGACGGGGTGGCGACGCTCCACGAACAGTCGGTCTCCATCCCGCTCTCGTCCTATACCGCATCCGTCACGGGCCGCAACGAGCGATCCGAGGGCGCGAGAGGATTGTTCGTCGTCGTTCGGGTGAAAACCGCGGGGACGGGAACGATCACCCCGTTTTTGACATTGCTGGAACCGTTCCAGAGCGTTCCCAGCCAGCAGAGTCAAAACGTCAACATCTCCACCGCCGGGACGTTTTTCCTGGTGATCCATCCATTCGCGGCAAAACGTCCCGCGGGCGAAGCGGCGAACACGGTCCATGCGAACTGTATTCAGACCGTGGACACGCTTCCGCCTGATCGGTTCCGGTTCAACGTGAACAAGTCGGACGGTTCGACATGGGAATTCGGCGTCAGTTTTCAGAGGCTTTTCTAGATGCCGCTCACTCCCAGGCAGGAACTCTCCTATAACCATCGCGCCGACCTGTATCAGCCGGTGGTCGGGTTCGACGCGGACGGACGACCGCAACCGGTGGGCTATTCGTTGCGCTTCACGGACGTCCCCTGCCGGTTCGAGCGGCTCGTCCCCTATTCCGCGCCGGGCGTGCTCGGGCGGTCGGAGACGGACATCCTCCAGTCTCTGGACAAAATCCATTTCGCGGAGGATCAGGAGGTCGATGAGGCGTGGTGGATACAGGACAAAAGCCTGCGCCCGGACGGAACGCCGGGCAACTCTTACGGCCGCTGGTGGGTGGCGCGCGGGGAGCCACAGAGAATCATTGACTCACTCGACCGCGACGGCGGAAAGGTTGTCGTTACCGCGAGCGGTGAACTTCACCCGCCGGAAGGACTGCCGCTCGCGGCGTGAGGTCTCATGGCGTTTGATTGGGCCGGGTTCGAGACAGGCGTGCGCGCCGCCGTGGGCGCGGTGTGGCCGGAGACGTTGCCCGGTCCCGGCGGCGGCGGTGTCTGGACAGTCACGCGTATCGAGCGGTTCCCGCTGGAGAACGTCACCGCGCCGTTCGCCGTGATCCAGTTCTCCCCGGCGCGCGACTCGAACGAGTGGAGCGGGATCACAAACCAGGCGTACGAGATCGAGACCTCGATCTTCTACGTTACGGCGATCAACCTCTCCACCCACGTTGAGTTGACCGTCCGCGGCAGGCTAGAGGATTTGGAGGACGCCCTGCTCGCGACGGGAATCACGCCGGGGCAGGTATGGCGCGTGACGGGGCAGGACACAAGCGAGTTGAACGCGGCGAACGCGATTCTGCTCACGAAGAACAAGGCGCTGTTCGCGGGAGCGCTTTACGTGACGCTGATCGCGGGGGAGACGGGAAACTAAAGCTCCGTCGGCCGCGGGCAAGGGCGAGAGGCGGGGGAGGTTTGTCATGGCGATCGACGTTCCGGAATGGTTGCTCGGGCGACACATTACGACCGTCCAGGTGACGGCCCAGGAATTAGTCGCCGGTTCGCTTGCCATCCCGGCGGGCACACCGGCCCAGGTTGGCCCGATCGACTTCTTTACGGTCGTCGATGAGATCGAACAGACGCTGGAGACGGAGACCGAGAACATCGTGCCGATGACCTCACAGGCAATCAACGCGGTCGTGCTCGCGCAGGGCGGCGGTTTCAGTCTGACGGAGGTGCTGCGGCTGGATACCCCGCCCGTGACCAGTCCACTTTCCAGCGCGAATCATCTGTTCACCTTGTTTCGTAACTGGCGACATTTCGAGGTCGTGTTCACGCGGGCGGCGCAGACTCACACGGGGCACTATGCGAATGGGGGATGCACCGTGAGCGTGCGGCGTGGAAAAAGCACAGCCGTCGCCCGATTCCTGCCGATCCAGAAATTTGAAGCGGCTCCCGCCCTCACGTTCGCCGGCAGCGGCAACGTGACGGTCACGTGACAGACCATGGCGATTGCGGTTCCCGAATGGCTGATCGGACGCGGCATCACGACGATTACCGTCACGGCGCAGGAGTTTTCCGGCGGTGTCCTGGCGACGCCCGCGGGGCAGTCCGCCGTGGATTTTTTCACGGTAGTGGACCGCATCTACTACGAGCATGAGGTGGAGCTGGTGGACGTGTCGCCGACCACCTCCCGGCAACGGAACATGGTGATCCTCACCACCGGCGGGACATTTACGCTCACGGAAAACATGCGGCGTGCGTCCGCGGGCGGCGCTCATTCGTTCAATGGGCTCGCGCTTCTGTTTCACACGTGGGACTATTTCCGCCTGGTGTTTACGAGAGCGGAGAAAACGTATACGTTCTACGCCGTGAACGGCGGATTCACCGAGGAGGTAGGGCGCGGAAAAAGTCCGGCGCAAGCCCACTTCGCTCCGGCGGGGACGGTGGAGACCGGCGTGGCGCAGAGTCGGAACCCGAGTTACACATGATGATCGAACAGGAACTGGAACGTCGTGCAGCGACGGGGATCCCGAATCCCTTCGAGCTGAAGCGGCCGGGGCGGGAGGTGCATTACAAGACTTTCACCGACGAGGATCAGCCCGGCGTGACGCTGGAGTTGTCGCTTCGGAAGCCGGACGCCATCGACATGGGTCGGTGCGCCGCGCAGGTCGGGCGCATGACCGAACTTTATATTACAGGCAACGATGAGATAGGGCCGGGTCCCTTCCCGCTGGTAGGCGGCGAGATGATCCCCGTGAGCGAAGAACTGTTCGGTCAGGCGTGCATGGTCTGGGCGATGCAGGCGCCGCCGGGCGAGAACCGCCAGTCCCGTCGCTGGGAGCCGGAGCACTTGGTCGCATGGGCGCTCACGATGCCCAATGCCTGGCGGGCCGTGCTGCGCTTCGTGGATGAGATCGGGCGGACGACGAGGCGGGCCGAGGGAAACGGAAAAGCGCCTACGGAGTGATCGTCCGGACGGCGCTGCACTATATCTACGAGCATCCTGAAGTCACATTTCATCGACATGCATTGCTCGCGCGGATCGACGAACGGCTGGGGATGCTGATCGAGATGGCGGTCCTGTTCATCCGCGGCGGCGACACGGCGGGAGATTGGGCGCGGTTTGCGCGGACGGCGGCGGAACGGATGGCGCCGCTCTCTCACGATTGGCTGGGCGACCTGATGGAATTCGCGACGGAGGACGCCGACGCGATGGACGAGGCCGAGATGAGGGCGAAGCACGGTGGCTGATCCCGTTTCCACATTACTGTCGGAATCGCTGCGGGCGCAATTATTGATGCTCGGCGAACTGCGCTCTCTCCGCGCCTCGCAGGCCGGCGTGAATCGCGCCTTGGTCGCGGCCAGGATCGGCACAGCGGGCGGCGGGGTGTCCGTGGGGACGATGGCGACCGGGTTCGGCCGGCTGGGGACGGCCATCACGGTCGCCGTGGCGGCGTTCACGCTGCTGAAACGGACGTTCGACGCGGGCCGGGACACGCTTCAGGCTCTCGCGGATCTGCGCCTGTTCGGTGGAGGATCGACCGGTCAATCGGCGCAGGCGGCGACGTTGTTCGCCGCCGTGGGGAACTCGGCGACGCAGGTCGCGGATATTGCCGCCACACTGCGGACGAATATCGCGGCGGGCGGGTTCGCGCGAGGGGCCGCCTCGCAACTGGGCGTCGGAACCGTCCTGCCGCGTGGGCTGGGATCGACGAACGACGTGCAGATCCTGCTCCAAGTGGCCGCGGCCCTCCGACGCGTGACGAGCGAAGAGGAGGCTCGGCGGCTGGCGATCCGGTTGGGGTTGCCCGACCTGCTGCGATTCAGAACGCTCACGGAGGAACAGTTCGCGGCGACGCGCCGGATCGCCGATTTTCAGCAACAGGTTCTCGGCGCCGGAGCGGAGGGACGTATCCAGCAGTTCACGGCCGACCTGAACAACCTGCTTTCGGTTGTGAAGCTCGGCCCGGCCGTCTTTACGGACTTCGTTCTGCGCCTTCTAGGTTACAAGGGGCAGGCCGGGGGCGGGCCGGGGAACGCCATCCAGCAGAACACGAGCGCGCTCCAGCAGAACACCGTCGCCATCGGCCAGATGCGCGCGATCTTCGGCGGCGGTGAGCGCGCGCGCGGCGCGGTCCCGGCGGGCCTGCGCGGCGAACTGCTCCGCAAGGCGATGGAATCGGACGCGATCAAACTGGGAGCGTTCTCCCTGTGAGCGGGACGTGCTGTCGGTTCTGCAACACTTTCGCCGTTTCTTGTTGCGTAGGCGTTTGACCGGGCGAGGCGCCTGGAGGATCGATGCCGGGATTAGGAGAGCGGACGGCAGCAGCGACGGGAGCGGTGATCACCCCAAACCGCGCGACCGACTTCGCGTTCGACCTGGACGAGGTGGTCCAGGTCGAGCCGCCGTGGTCGTTTCGGCGTTACGGTAACGAGATCGTCCCCGATCCGACCAGCGTGGTCGGTCAGTTCGACGTGGAGATGCTCGCCTCGGGCTACTGGATCGAGCGACCCCTGCAGGATCAACTGAACCGGCTGCACGAGCGCACCGAGACCAACTCCACGGTGATGCTGCTCTCTCAGTTCGAGTTGGCGCCGGACATCGTGCAAGAACCGCTCTACCGCACGCCCACGGAGTTGACGGGCCTCACTACCGGGGCGGCGGCGGGGCTGGCGCTCTTTAACAACGACCTGTTCTTTGGCTACCGGCGGGCGGCGGGGGCGATGTGGAACGCGCCGCTCACGACGGTCTCCCGTGTGAAGCCGACGCAGGAGACGGAGAACATTGTTCTCGACCGCGCGATGGAGGCGAAAGTGGATCACCTGGAGGACCAGGCGTACCTCCTGCGGTTCCACCTCGCGGGAACGCACCGGCACGCGCCGGACAACCTCCTGACCTTCTACTTCGGGGGACCGCTCTTCGCGGAGGGGTATGGCGAATACGCACTCACCTTTCACGGACACGGCGGCTGCACGCTCCGGGAATACGCCGGCGGCCAATGGGTCAACCGCGACGAATGGCAGTGGACGACGCCCCACCAGGTGATGGACGCCGCGCACACGATGCGGATCATTCCCCACGTCCGCCGATACATCGAGTTCAAAAGTGAGACGAACCGGCTGTTCACGCCCACGTTATACCTCGCGCCCCGGCCGGGGATCGGACCGTGGGCCGCGCCGCAAGGATCGCCCACGGTGCAGCTTTACACGGTGAATCCCTCGGTGACGGGACAGCCGAGCCTGAATCCGAACTGGGTGACGGGCAAGGGGCGCGTGAAAGTGGACGTGCGGCGCGACCTGCGCGCCTATTGGCAGGTCGCGCGGCTCGAATACCCGCCCGGCGGCATCCTCGTGGATATGCCGTTCGTGATCCCGTGGGGGATGGACAACGCCGTCCCGCTGATCGCCCGCGCGGATGGATTCAAAGTGCTGCGGATGGCGTCCGGGGACAACGGCGAGGTGCTCGCGGACATTGTGATGACCGTATTCGACGTACAGACGGGATTGCCGCTCCCCGCGCACGGATCGGGGACGGGCCTTCAACTCCCCGGCGACGAGAACCAACTGAATGTCGGGTTCAACTTTTCCTCCGTGGACGGGACGCGAACGGCCTTTCTGCGCGGCTGGAACGTCGAACGGGCGGGGCAGCAGGCGACGAAGGTGATCGGGCTCACGCTGGGAGGGCAACTCACTGAGGTCTCGATCACGGGACCCTCGGCGGACCCCACGCACGAGACGGCCTCGCTCACGATCGAAGACACGAAGAACGAGTTAAACGAGTTGCGCGAGCGCGGCGGAATGAACTGCCGGGTGCAGACCCAGTATGACGCGGGCGACCCGACGCTGAAGTCGGTGCTCTTCTACGGCCGCGTGACGAGGGCGGACGCAAACCTGATCGGCCCGGACGTCGGGCAGACGTATCCCGCGCCGGGATGGCGGCGGCTCGACGTGCAACTGGTGGGGGAGTGGCAGCGGCTCGCCGATCAATTGATGATCGGCCAGTTCGACTTCACAAGCGACCGGGCCGCGCCGCAATCGGAATGGATCGCCGGGACGCCCCCCGCGTGGAAGATCGGCGACGCCGTAAAGGAGATGATCCGCGCCGCGGGCTATCCGGACAACCAGATCGACGTGAGCCAGATTCCCGACGGGCTGCGGTTGCCGATCTCCACGGAGGATTCCCAGAACTACTACCCGCTTCCGTTTACGAGCATCGGTGATTACGTGCAGCGGGTCTTGCGCGACTACCTGGGCGCGTATCTGATCTGGGACGCGAACGCCGAGAACGGCGGCTTTCGCGGCATGTGGCGCGTGCGGCTGGGACCCGTGATCGCGGCCGGGGCGACGCCGCTGTGGGAGTTCGTGAACGACGAGCCGCCGCCAGCCGCCGGCCCGGCCGGGACGCGCACGCTCACATTCCGGTCGGAAGCGTTCGGGGCGAACAAGAGCCCGGTCCGCCGAGGCAGTTTTCACAGCTACGTCTCGCCTCCCGAGGCGAACGCGGTGATCGTGACGACGACCGGGGCGCTGTTGCCGAGCAAGGCAAACACCGGCGTCGTCCAGTCGCTCATCAACTATCGCAGCTACAATCCGCCCGGCCACACGCCCGACCTGGCCGTGCCGGGGCCGACCAATCCCGACTACCTGGGCCGGTTCATCCCCCTCGTGTTGACGGACGCGGGTCTCGCCACGGGCGACACACCGGAGAAACGGCAGGCGGCGGTCGATCTCGTGGCGCGGCGGCTGTATAACATCGCCTGCCGGGCCACGAAGCACGCCTCGTGGGAGGCGGAACTGGTGCTGATAACCGATCCGACGGACACGTTTCAGACGCGGAAGCGGCCGTTGCAGTACGGGGATTTTGTCCGCGTGGACGGGATCGACCACCTCGTGCGGTCATGCAACCCCTCCTACTCCCGCGACCATCTGCAGATGGCGCATTATGAGGCGGAGGTCTACCGGGCGCCGGACTAGGGAGAACGGATGGCCGACGGAATCGAGATTCTGCGGCGGCAGTATCAACGGGTGGTGACCGCGAACGTTGGGCGCGGCCCGAAGAGCCGCCGCCAGATCGAGGCTGAGCCGGGCTGGGACGGCCAGGATCATCTGCTCCTGAAACTACCCGTGGAGACGAGCGCGCTGAACTCGATCCAGGACGCGGCCACGGGGATGTTCGCGTTCATGTTCGACTTCTCGGCCTTCGACGGGCCGAGCGCGTGGGTGTAAATGGCAGGACTGTCGCCGGACGTGGAGGTGATCGCCGCCCAGAGCTTTACGCTCTCGGGAACGGTGCAGATCAACGCGGGGGGAACTCCGGGCAGCGGAAACCAGGTGTTCCTCGGCCTCCACGGGACGATTGCCGGCGGCGAGGCGTGGCGACTGCGGCGGACGTTGGTGGACGTGGGACCGGTCGGCTTCCCCGACTGGCGGGCGGACCTGTTTCTGCGGAAGCCGCGCGAGATCGCGGAAACGGTGCTGGAAAGCCTGGTCCTCGGGGCGACCATTCCCACCGCGACCTATTTCACGCCGGTCTCGTTCACGGCGACGCTCGGTCCCTACCGGCTGGGCGCGCGGCTCGGCGTTTCCGCCGTGACCATTCCGGCGGGAGCGCCGGTGGACAACGCGGAGAGTGGGGCCATCGTCTACGCCTGGTATGAGGACGCGGCCACGGTCTACAACGAGACCGTGGCCGGCCAAAACGTATTGCTGCCGCCGTTCCTGATCGCCGGGGAACCGACGCTGATCGTGACGGCGGCGGGCGGCCTGGTGGTGGACGCCTCGGGCGGCGTCGGCGGCGGCGAGAAGGTGATGAAGTTCACCGTGATTACGATCAACGGGACGCTGCTCGACGTGGCCGGGATGGCGCTCTCCGACGCCGATTGGCAAGAGGTCGCCGCGGGATCGTTCAATCTGACCGGAAATCCGGCCGCGGCGTCATTCACAGCCGCGCCGGGCGCGACGGTCACCTACGACGCGGAGGTCCGCGACTACGCGGGGACCGTGATCGCGACCGCCCAGATCCTTGACAACTGGCTGACAACCGTGGAACTGCACAACGCGGTCCAGAAGACGCCGTTCGCGGCCACTGTGCCGCTTGCGCCCACGGCCTACGTCGTGCCGATAAACACCAGCTACTCGAGGCCGTCGCGGAATCAGCCGGGCGAGGTGATCCTCACCATGAGCGCGGCCTGGATGGCGGCGAACGAGTGGGATTCCGCCGATCTGCCGGTGGTGCTGGAGCAGGCGTCGGTGGTGACGGGCGCGCTGAGCTACCTGCCGGTCCGCGTGACGCATCAGGCCGCCGTGGAGGTGGACCGACCGATCGGAGGACGGCCCTCCTCCTGGATCATCAACTCCGGGGCGAACGGCAGCGTGGGCGAGACGGCCGGGGCGACCGTGTTCACGGTCACGAACACGGCCGCCCGGTTCACGCGGACATTTGCGGAAAACTGGCGGAACCTCATCGATTCCTCGAAGCCCGATTTTGGGGTGGACCGTTACGAGATCCTGCGGCGGCATTATCTTTCCGATCTGGGGGAGCCGCAGACCGTTTACCCGGAGGACGTGTGGTGGTGGAACAGCTACCAGTTCCTGCGCCTGAACGTGACCGCGACGGGCACGGCCACGCTGACGCTTCAGGTGGACGGGATCGACCTTCAAGCGCTGGACACTCATAACCCGGATCCGGTCGCTCGGACCGCCGCGCTCGGATTCAGTCACCGCGCGGAGCGCAGAATCTACACCGTGACGGTTACGGCGGGGACGGTGGACTATTGGATCGACCTCTCGTTCCCGACGGCCTATATTTCGGAGAGCGGCGCCTATTTCCCGATGCGACGGCCCCGCGTGGACACGCTCACTCTTTCCGCGTCGGCGACAGGAACGTTCACGGTGAACGCGATGGAGTTGTCCCGGCGGGACAGTTACCCGAATCAGGCGTCCGTGGCGTTCTCGCCCGTCTCGGGCTACAACGCGGAGTGGTGCGGCATGTATCTCCGCGTGGATGGGGAGGCGACGCCGACGCTCACGTTCCCCGACGACGTGAACAAGGGAATGGAGTCTGACCTGGGAGTGGGCGGCGCTCCCCGTCACGCGGCTCCGGAAACTGAAGAGCAGCGAACGGTGGAGACGTTCTGGTCGGATCTGGCGAAGTGGGAGGGGTTCGCGGTCACCTATGACGACACCGCGCGGGCCGCGTTCCACCGGGACGGTTTCGGGACGGAGTTCGTCTCGAGGTTCGGCGAGCCGGCGCAGTACGCCCGCGAGACGACGCCGGGGACGGATTGGACGGGGAGCGCAGACGCCCACTCGTTTCAGCCGCTTCACTCGCTCCGGGTCGGGAGCGTCCAGTTCCCGAACGCGGTGAACGTGACGCTCCGGGGTCGGAAGCGTCTCGGCGGCGGCGTCGAGGCGGTCGTCTGCGTGGGAGGCGCTCGGGGACCGGCCGCGCTTACGTTTCGGCTTCTGGACGCGGCGAACAACGTGCTCGCGACGGGAATCACGTCCGACGCGCGGGGACGCATCCATTACGAGCCGGTAAAGCCCGGCAAAATTGTGAGGTTCGAGGCAACATGAGCGACACCATTTACCCGCTGACGACGGCCGGAAGGACGGTCATTCCGATCGCGGGATCAGAACTCTTCTCGGTCACGCCGAAGGGCTGGCAGTGCCCGGTCTGCAAGGCCGTTTGGGCGCCCCATTGGCCGGGCTGCTCCAACTGCAACCGGCCCGCGCAGGAAAAGTCGGTCTACGGCGCGACGGCGATGATCACGCGCGGGAAATCGGATGACTGATGGCCGTCGCCGTCCACACGCGCCAGACGTCGCATCTGCCGTGCATCGCCTCGGGCGGCCCGACGGCGCTCAACCCGCGCAACTACGAGCACCGGATGGGATCCTACTTCGAGACGTTCATCCGGAACGGGGACGTCTGGCATCGTCGGTCCTACGCGGCCTCGCCGCCGTTTGCGTGGGAGTTGCCGGTCACGACGACCGGGGACGCGAGTTTCCCGTGGTCCTACGTCCTCTCGTGGCGACGGATCACGCTGCTCTACGTCCGAGGCGCGGCCGACACGTGGATCACCGTTTCGGATGACGAGGGGCTGACCTGGGAGACGCCGACGTTGAGCATCGCGGGCGGGGTGAAACCTTACGGGGTGGTCTGTCCGTATACGGGAACGGAGTGGATCGCGGCGTTCGTGACGGCGACGGAAAAGATCGGGATGCGCCGGCGCTACGGAGGCGCGGCGACGTTCGAGGCGCAGGTGAACCTGAAAGATTCCGCGGGCGCGGATCTGCTCTTCGAGAACGACACGTTCGCGTTCTGGGTGGGCTATGAGAATGCCGCGCGGTTGATGCTGCACGCCCACATCAAGGGCGAGAGCGCAACGAGCACGTGGCACTCGGCCGATGACGGCGCGACGTGGGCGCGCTTCACTTAGGGAGAGGAAACAAATGCCGGAGACCGTGGAGCGAGAAATCGTTGTGGACGCGATGCCGGAGACGGCGACGGAGCCGTGCCGGCACGAGCATTTCGAGACCGGATTCGGTTTCGTGCGCGTGGAGGCGCCGGGAACGGACACGGCGATGGGGTGGGCGATGCAATTGCAGGTCCGTTGCGCCGACTGCCACGAGCCGTTCGCGTTCCTGGGACTCGACCCGGCTGGGGCGCCCAACCGCGCGATCACGGCGCCGGACCGGCTCACCGCGGTGATTCCCATCGTCCCCACGTCGCGGGCCCCGCGCGTCGGACCGCGCATTGTATTGGCGCGACCGGGCGATCTGCCGCGGATCAACTGACGATGCCGACGTATAACCTGCTCTCCACGCAGTTGCCGGTGATGCCGACGCCGACGACGGGTCTTCAGAACCCGGCGTCAGTGACGCCGCTGCTCTACGATGCGATTATCGCCGGCGAGACCGTGAACGCGCGCCCGAAGGTGAACCGGAACACCGTCCGTGACGAGATGATCGGTCGGCACGGCGGCGGCGTCTACGCCGTCCAAACGGGGCTGAACCTCGCCATCGGCTCCGGGCTGAACGTGGTCGTGCAGGCGGGACAGGCGATCATCGACGGGCCGCGGACGGTCGCGGCGAACACCAACGTCGCCGTCTCGAACGCGATCACGAACGGGACGGTCTGGATGACGCAGGCGGGGGCGCTCTCAGCCTCGGTGAACCTGACGCCACCCGCGGGAAACGTCTGTTTCCTCGGGTTCTACACCACGGCAGGAGGGGTCGTCACCGCCGTGGACGAGTCGGGCGTGCTTCGGCTCGATCAGGGGAACACGCCGCTGCGGCGGACGGCGGACACGAGCGTGCCCGGCGACACGCCGCCGTCGACGCTGCGGTTCTGGAACAAGTGCCCCGGCGGCCTGTTCCTGTGGGACGGGCTGGCGTGGAACACGGCCGCGGGCGATCAAGGAGCTACGCTGCCGCTCACGATCGGCTCAACCGAATCGTGGGTGATCCCGGCGGGGCGGCAGGCGGTGATCGCCACGCTCTCGGTGCTGGGCAGCCTGACCGTGAACGGACTGCTCAAGGTGGTGGGGGATTAGATGGGTGGAGTGATCAGCACGGGTCTGGTGCGGGGGAGCCGGCTCGCCAAAAGCGTCGCGGGCGCCGCGAACGTCACCCTCACTGCCGATGAGGCGCAGAACCGGGTGCTGGAGTTCACCGGAGCGCTCACCGGCAGCATCAGCGTGGGCGTCCCCGACGCCGTGGCGACTGCCGGGGCCGAATGGCTCGTGTTCAACAACACGACCGGGCTGTTCACCCTCACGGCCAAGACCGTAAGCGGAACAGGAATCGTCGTCGCCCAGGGGCGCAAGGCGATCCTCTACTCGGACGGAACGAACCTGGTCACGGGGGTGGCTCAGGACGAGGGACGGTCCACGGTCAACATGGCGAGCGACGCCGACATCACGCTCACGGCGGCGCAGGCGGCGGCAGGGATCATCGAGATCACCTCGACCGTGCTCACCGCCACCCGGAACGTGATCCTGCCCACCTCCGACGGGCGGGTGTGGATCGTCCACAACAACACTTCGACGACGCCGCAATCGCTCGTGTTCAAGACGAGCGCGGGGACGGGCGTCACCGTGGCGGCGGCGGCGCGCCGGGCGCTTATCTACTGTGACGGCACAAACATCGTGGCCGCCGCCACGGCGATCTAGGGGGGGGAATGAAACAACTGGCACACTTCGGAACGCGGGTGGCGACGATCTTCGCTGAAGTGGACGAGGAGGGGAACAACCTGCGCGAGATTCCCGTGGAGATCGGCCTGCGCGCGCTGTCGGCGTCCGCGTTTCTGGAACTGTTCCAACGCCTGCATGAGGAACGGAACGCGAAACGGGAGCAGATGGGACTGCCGCCACTGGCGATGGACGCCGCGACCGTGAATCTGCTCGAGTACGCGAGAAAACTCCAGGGCGAGGCGCAAGAGGCGGCGCTGCTGCAAAAAGTGGAGCAGAGCCGCGCGGGACGGGAGTGACATGGCGCGTCGGGTCACCACGGTGTTGGCGTCCGCGCAGCGGCAGGGTAGCGTCACCAGCGCGCCGCTGGTCCCGAATACTGCCTCGCGCGATTTCGTGGTCGGTGTCTCCCTGGATGCTCTCAACGTTGTGGACGGCGCGAATACAATGGATGTTGTATTGGAAGGATCGTTTGACGCGGGAATTTCCTGGCGTCTGTTGGCGGCGACGACGTGGCAGGGCGGGTTTATCGGGCGCGACGGGCTGCCGGTCGCGCCTCGGATCGGAACGAGATCCGACGTCAACCCCGATCAGATCCGAATCAGACTAGATGGAGTGCGCCGGCAACGGATCGCCGCCCTCGTTGACGAGGATCAGGGTGGGTAGTGGCTCTCACATTTGACGCGGCCAGTCAGGGGGAAACGAGCGCGGGCACGTCCCTGACGGTCTCCCATACGTGCGGCGCGACCGCCACCATCCTCATACTGGGTGTCGCAACCTATTCCACTCCCGCCACGGTAACGGCCACCTATAACGGCGTAGCCATGACGGAGGTCCCGGTCAGCAATCAACTCTATGGGGTGGGGAGCACGAACCGGCTCACCTGTCTCTATCTGGTCAATCCGGCGTCGGGGGCGCACAACATCGTCATCACGGCGTCCGTTTCCAATGAGATCGTCATGGGCGCCGTGTCTTATCTCGGCGGGGATACGACAACGCCGCAGGACGGATCGGCCAAAACGTCCGCCACCGGTCCTCCGATCACGCAAAATATCGTCAGCGAGACGAACGATCTGGTCGTGGACGTCACGAGCACCTATCAGCCGGGAGTGCTCACGGCGGGCGCCGGACAAACCGAACGCGTCAACAACAACAACGGCGGCACGAACGAGAGTTTGGGCATGAGCGAGGAAGCCGGGGCGGCGAGCGTCACCATGTCATGGAGCGCGTCCACCGGCATTACGGCCATTGGACAAATCGGGCTCAACCTGAACATTGCCGCGTTGGCCGGAGGTCCGTTCCCGCCGTGGCGACCCGATCCGCAACGAGCGACGCTGCGGACGATGTAGGAGAGCAATGCCCGAGTGGTGGGACCGTTACGTGGATGACGCCGGGACGGTCATGTTCGCGGCGCGGCAGACGGGGAGGTTCCGCATCCGGAGCGCGGATGGGGTCGTCGATGGCCTGCCGGGCGACTATCTGGCGCGACCCGTGGGCGGCGGACGGCGCATGATCCCCGCCGAGATGTTCGAGGCGCGCTATCATCTCCTCCGCGACCCGGAGGAGGAAGAGGCGCGGGAGCGAAGGTTGATCGCGGAAGCGGAAGCGGAGATGGAAGCGGCGCGGGCAAAAGTGGCGGCGGCCCGATCTCGCCTCGAGGGACTGTCCGGTGGCGGCTAAGGTCTATCGGTTCGAGGAGCGGCCCGTCGAGTCGCGCGCGTCTCAAACGATCTACGCGCCGTTAATCTCACTCTACGTGCCCCGCTCGGCCCCGGACGACCCCGAACCGTGGCGGGTGGCGGTGCAACGCTCCACGGGACGACGAGTGGCGGCGCGTCGGTTGAAGGACAACTGCGCCGTGCTGCAAGAGCGGGACCGGTTCGTGAAGGGACGGGAGGGAGACGTGTTGGTGCGGCCCTCGGATGGGGAACGAACGATCATCCCCTACCGCCGGTTCAAAGCGGAATACGATTGGTCGGATGACCGGGATTAGGAGGCTGAGATGGCGAGTTTCGTCTACAATCAGGGGGCCACGCGCATCCTGAACGGCAATATCGACATGCTGACGGACACCATCAAGTGCATGTTGATCGGGACGCTCGGCGGCGGCTACACGGAGAACCGCGACCACGATTTCGTGGATTCGATCACGGCCGCCACAACGGATGAACTGACCGTCTCCTCGGGTTACGTGGCCGGTTTTGGAGGGTCGGGCCGCAAGACATTGGCGTTAAAAACGGTGACCGAGAGCGACGCCAACGACCGCGCGGAGTTCGACGCGGAGAACATCACCTGGACGGCGCTCGCCACCGGCGACACCATCGACGCGGCGGCGCTAATCAAGGAGGTCGCGAACGACGCGGCCAGCCCGTTGATCGCGCACCTGGACCTGACGGATACGCCCACCAACGGCGGCGACATCACCCTGGTCGTGGACGCGAGCGGGTTTTTCGTGCTCTCCACGGTCTAGCGAGGAGGCGTCATGGCGCGGTCCTATACGTTCATCATCTCGGCGCTGACGGGTCTCACGGCCGTTCCGTTCGCGCAACTGGCGACGCCCGCCACGACGGCCATCGAATTGATCCGGTTCGAGTTGGGGCAGGAGACGAGCGAGACGAGTCAGCAGGAGTGTGTTACGCTCACCCGGCGCAGCACCGCCTCGACACTTCCTACCTCGACAACACCGTTGGCGTTGTCGCAGCGGGACCCGGCGTCGCTCCTGACGGGCAGCACGACCACGAACGCGCAGGGAATCGCCACGGTGACGGGGACTATCGGCAACCTCCTCAAGCGGTGGACGTTCAATGTTCTGAACGGCCTGCTCTGGGTGCCCGTCCCGGAGGAGCGGATCACGGTGGAGCCGAGTTCGTTCGTAACGTGGCAGTTCGCGACGGCGCCCGCCGCGAACACCTGGTCGGGCGAGATCGTGTTCCGCGAACTCTCTTAAATCGGGCCGGGGAGGAGACAGGGAGCCATGGCCGGCGGCGTTTATCGCATCGGGCCGCCGCCCCAGCAGCGGCGACACGGAAACACCCCGCTCTTCGGGTCGACGCAATCGCTGCTTGCCCCCGCGGTAACGGCTCTCTTCGTCATCACCGCGCCGACACTCACGAGCGGCGCGGTCTCCGTGGCCGCACCCGCGGTGACGGCCCGGTTCGTCGTCACCGCGCCGACGCTTACTTCCGGGGCGGCCGTGGTCGCGGGGACCGCGACCACGGCGCGGTTTGCCGTCACCGCACCCACGCTCTCCACTGCCGCGTCGCTCGGGGTCCCCGCGACCACGGCGCGCTTCACCGTCACGGCCCCGACGCTTACTTCCGGGGCGGTCTCCGTGGCCGCGCCCGCCACAACGGCGCGGTTCGTCGTCACGGCCCCATCGCTTACGAGCGGCGCGGTTTCCATCGCGATCCCGGCCACGACCGCCCGGTTCGCGGTCACGGCTCCCACGCTCACAAGTGGCGCGGTCTCCGTGGCCGCGCCCGCGACCACGGCGCGGTTTGCCGTCACGGCCCCGACGCCCACGGCAGGCGCACTTTCCGTGACGGCTCCGGCAATCACGGCTCGGTTCATCGCCACCGCCCCGGCGTGCCTGTGCAACGTGCAACTCCCGGCCGTGACGGCGCGATTCGTCGTGACCGCGCCCACGCGTTCGACGACGCTCCTGCTCGCCGCGCCCGCGACGACGGCGCGGTTTGCCGTCACGGCCCCGACGCTCACGGTCGGGACAGCTTCCGTGGCGGTCCCGGCCACGACGGGGCGGTTCGCCACATTTGAACCCATTCTGCGGCAATCGCTTTCCGCGCCCGCGGTGACGGCCCGGTTCGTCGTCACGGCCCCGACGCTCACGAGCGGCGCGGTTTCCGTGACGGCTCCGGCCACGACCGCCCGGTTCGCGGCCACGGCGCCCGCGCGGACGGCGACGGTCTCCCTGACGGCCCCGGCGGCGACTACCGCCCGGTTCGCGGCGACCGCGCCGGCCGTAACCCAGACGACGCCAAACATCGCGGCCCCGGCGGTGACCGCCCGGTTCCTGGTGACCGCGCCGACGCTCACGACTACCGTTTCGGTCGCGGTTCCCGCGGCGACGGCGCGGTTCGTCGTCGGGACGCACACAATTCCCCAGGGGCAACTCTTCTTCGCGCCTCAGGCGATGGCGCGGTTTGTGGTCACGGCGCCCGCGACGACGGCAGGGGCGGCGTCGGCCACGTTGTCCGCCGCGGCCGCGCGGTTTGTCGTGACGCCGCCCTCCGTGGTGCGGCATCTGTCACTGCCGGCGGTCATCGCCCGGTTCACGGTCACGCCGCCCACGCCCGCGGCGGCGACATCCGTGGCAGGCGGCGTCACGACGGCGCGGTTCACGGTCACGGCGCCCACGATCGCGGCGGGAGCGATCGGCCGGAACTTCCCGGCGGTCACGGCCCGCCTGGTCACGGCAGGGGTAGGCCAATCCGTCATCCGTAATTTCTCGCTCCCGCGGTTGACCGCGCGGATACGCGTGATTGCGCCGCCGATTCTGTTCGCGGACGCGTTCAATTACAAGGGGACGTTGGATTGCACGGCGCTGGACTATGGTGGGGCATTCGTCGTCGTGGAGAATCTCCTGGGAGTGTTAATCTCGGATGGTTAGCTATAACGATTTCTCGGAAACGATGACGCGGGGCGACACGCACGTCTGCCGATTCAGCGTCCGCCTCGACGGGGTTGTCCAGGACACCACAAGCTGGCAACAATTCTGGTGGACGGCGAAGCGGTCGCTCTTTCACACCGACGCGCAGGCGATCATGCAACTGACGGAAATCCCGTCGGCCGGTCTGACCGCGATCAATCATCCGCAGGGGCTACACGAGGTGCGGATCACTCCCACGCACACGGCGGCCCTGGTCGGAATCCGACACGCGGTCGAACTGTTCGTGGATGTGCAGGGCAAGGATCCCTTGGGCCAAATCTGGACTGTCCTTCGAGGCAGACTGATCGTGCAGCCCTCGGTCACGCGGGCAACGACGTAGGAGAGAATCATGCCGAGCACCAGTGTCTTCCGTGGCCGCGATCAGGAGAGCTACGTCACCCGAAACGTGGCGGGGTCCGCCAACGTCACGCTCAGCATTGACGACGCGCGCGGGAAGATCATTTCACTGACCGGCCTCCTGACCGGGAACATCAACGTCATCCTCCCCGTGGTGGCGGAAGACGCGGGCCTTGCCTGGATCGTTCGGAATCAGACGACCGGCGCATTCTCACTCACGGTCAAAACGGTGAGTGGGACCGGCATCGTGATTCCGCAGGGGTGTTCCTGCGGAATCTACACCGACGGCGTGAACGTCCTCGATCTCACGGCCGGCGCATCGACCACGCTCATCAACAACACGGCTTCCGGCAACACGGCGCAGATATTCTCGCTCACCCACACCTACACCAACCCGGATTTCCCCGCTTCCTCCTCCAACCATCCCGACTACTCGGTTTTCGAGTTGATCCATCGCCAGTTCGCCGACACCGCGAACATCGCCAACCCGTTCGATCTGATTTGGACGGGCATCCGCACGCACCTGCAATACGGTTCCGCAACGGTGCTCGCGCGCGGCAGCGAGCAGACGGTCACCGCCAGCGTGGACGTGCAGGGTTCCGCTTCTGGGGACAACGAACTGGCGACGTTCATGGGGTGGCAACGCGCGAAGGCCGCCAGCGGGACGCCCGCCGACGGCGTGGCGAGCATGTGGTTCTTCGACGGCAGCCTCCACGGGAATCTCGGCGCGCAGTCGGCGCTCCTGAACGGGATCACGATGCTCGTCAATAGTTACATGGCCGCGCAGCCCATCCGGGGACCCTCCTCGGCGGCGTGGTTCGTGACGCGCCCCGGAGGAGGCGCGGGAGGCGAGGACGGACACAATGTCGCCGACACGCAGACGCTCGACGCCCTAGTATCCATATTCGGGTTCGCGGGCGACGCGGCGCTGACGACGTTCCGCCGGGGCGCGACGGTCGGTCTCCAGATCGGCGAATGGGGCAGCGGCTGGAGCGTCGTCGCCGACGACGGCCGGAGCTGGTTCGGGCACGGCCTCTCTGTCCGCGGCGGCGAACTCTCTGGGATCCGCGTCCGCGATCCGCATCGGAACGCCTCGAACGCACTTGTCGGCTCGGCGATCCTGTTGGACACGGCGGACGCGGCCCTTTCCTGGCAATGGTGGCTCGACGCCGGGAGCGCCAACGCGCCGTTGACCGGGGCCATCCGCCTCCATGACGCCAACTCCACCACGGCGGGCCGGATCCAATGGGGATCGAGCGTCCACGCCCCCGCGATGTATCGGAGCGCCGACGGGACGCTCACCGCGCGCCTGCCCGACGCCAGCACGGGAGCCAAGTTTCACGTCCATCGGACGGCGAACTCCGATCCGGCGTTCGAGGTGGGCGGCACGGACGCCGTGAACATCTTCCTCTCGACGATGATCCGAAACGACAGCGGGGCGCTCTCTCAATTCGTCGCGGGAACCGCGAACAATTTCTTCACGGGCAGCGCGGCCGGGGACGTGGGCCTACGCTGGGACGGCGACCAGGTGTTCGCCTGGGTGGGCGGCAGCGCGGTCGCGGGCGGGATCTCGGGAGCGGGGAAGTGGGGCGTGGGCGCGCTTCCCTCGACGGCCCGTTTCTACGTCCGGGACGACACGAACATCGAACTGGCGACGTTTGAGGGGAGGAACTTCTTCTCGTCGGTGTTCGTAAGGGTTGGCGATGCCGGCAGCTCGCCGTTGGCCGCGCTCCGAATCTACCCGGCGACACCGGCGGACGCGACGAACACGCTGGTGGATACCGGCGGCGTGATCATGCGGGGATCGTTCTGGACGGGATCGGCCAGTTCCAACGTGGAAGCCTCGTGGAACCTGCTCATGATCTCGACGACGCCGACCTACGTGCTGACGGCGAAGGTCGGCGTCTCGAACCGCATGTGGATTGCCCAGGATGGGAAAACGACGATCGGCGACACCCAACAGACGACGGCGCTCGCGAACGTGGCCGTGAACGATACCGCCACCACGACGGTCAGTCTCGTGCAGCAGTGGCATCACCTCTCCTCGGGGACGCCCGCGGCCGGGTTCGGCGGCGAGACACGGATGCAACTGGAGTCCTCGACGACGGACAACCGGGACGCCGCCGGTCTCATCTGGGAATGGGCGACGGCGGCCGACGCCACGCGGAAGGCGCGTGTCCGCTTTACCGTCTACGACACGGCCGTGCGGGAGGCAATGCGGATCGAGGCGGACGGCGCCGCGCCGATGATCGGTTTCCTCGGCGCGACGGCGATCGCCCGACCGAGCGTCACCGGATCGCGCGGCGGCAACGCCGCGCTGGCGTCGCTGCTGACGCAACTGGCGGCGCTCGGACTGATCACGGACAACACGACGGCTTAAAAAGGAACCCCGATGAAGAATGCGGGACCGCGGGCGCTTCTGGCGGCGCAATTGCTCGCGCATCGCCGGGAACTCCTCACGCGATGGGCGATGCGCCGCTATCCGCGCAGTCCGATCACGGAGGAGTTGGTCGAGGAGACCGCGATGTGGTTTTCCGTTCAGATGATGATGTCGGGGCAGCGGACGCTCGTGGCGGCGCACGATTGTGAGGAGTGATCCATGTCCAGAACCCTTTTCGTATCTCCTTCCGGCAGCGACACCGCCGCGGGTTCCGAAACGGATCCGTGGCGGTCCATCGGCGCCGCCTGCGCCCGCGTACAACCGGGCGACACGCTTATTTTGCGCGCGGGGACTTATCCCGAAACGATCAACCCCAAGACGGGCGGGACGGGACCGGATCAGCGGATCACATTCCGTGCGGCGGCAGGCGAGACCGTGATTCTCGACGGGGGAACGGGTCGGATGGTCGGCTGGGACGCCGAGGGCGGCGGCGTGTTTCGGCGTGTGTTCGTGGGACCGCTCACGGGCCTGTTCCAGGACGGGCCTGGGCGGGCGTGCGCACTCTGGAACATGGACTACAACCATTACGAGAGCAACCCGAACCTCACCCTGCACGACTACGATCCCACCCATGACGCCGTGCTGGATCATGGCGTGACGTGGAGGAAGCACGACCGGTTCAGCCAGTTCCAACTGAAGGGCGGCGTGCTGCGCGTGCAGACCGCCGACGGCCGAAGCCCGGACGAGCATGACGTGCGCGGGTCGGCAAAACGATACGCCATCGACCTCTCGGGCAAACCATGGGTGTCCGTCGAGGGGATCACGTTCCGGTATTGGGAGACGTTCGGCTACGTCCAGAACAGCCCGTTCTTTCGTCTCGTGGACTGCCGGATGGAATACGCGGGCGCCACGGGCGTGTGGCTGGTGGCGAGCGACAACTCGGAGATCATCGGCAACCGGATCATCGTCGCGGGCAGCCAGATCGGCCACTATGACGACGGCTTCCACATGGCGTCCTGCGCCGGGTGCCGGATCGAGGGAAATGAGATCGCCTGGTGCGGACACGGCGGATTCTTTACGAAGCGCAGTCGGACGGCCACGATCAAGGGCAACTACATTCATCATGCCGGCGGCACGGGCCTGAACCTGAACCTGGGCGCGACTGGGATGACCGTCACCGAAAACGTGATCGCCGTCTGCGGGGAGCGGGCGCAGACTTCCGTCCACAAATTCGGGCATGCCGGGATGCAACTGGTCGGGCCGACGAACACCCTGCGCCGCAATCTGATCTACCGCTGCGGCCAGGGCGTCGGGATGGGCTGCAATGATTCCGTGATCTGCAACGGAAACACGCTCGACCACAACACGGTCTCGGACTGCGAGGACATCGGCCTGGTGCTCGAAGGGTATCAGGCGTCGTTCTCCGGTCGGCTGAACGACAACCGGTTCACGGGGAATCTGATCGCGCGGTGCGGCACGCACGGGATCCGGCTCGACCTCCCCGGCGGAAAACAGAGCGGCTGGTGGGGCAACACGTTCCGCGACACGCTCGTCTCGGAAGCGAACGTCCATCTGTTCGACGATGGCGTCTACCCGCCATTGGAGGCGCAGTGGCGGTGGCCGGTCGTGTTCGCGGGGACGTCGGACGCGCGACCGAGTTTCCGAAACAGTTCCCTCGGCGACTATCGACTGGCGGCCGGATCGCCCGGGTCGGGATTGGGAGCCGAGCTGGCCGCGCCCACCGACGATGGCATTCCACCTCCACCGCCGCCACCCCCACCGCCGCCTCCCCCACCGCCGCCGGTAGAGACCGATCCGCATGTCACGACAGTCATTCCGGCCGCGGGCATGGTGGGCGCTGAGATTGTCATACGCGGGACGAGGTTTGGCGGCGACTCGGGTGGGCTGGTGATCGGGAGACTGCGGCAGATTCTGCTTGAGTGGAAACCCGAGCAGGTCCGGGCGAGACTGAAACCCGAAACGCCCGTCGGAGCCACGACGGTCTACGTCCGACGGGCCGCCGACGGAAAGCGGTCCAACGATGTGCCGTTCACTGTCACCGAGAACGCGCCGCCTCCCCCCCCGGCAGACGCACCCATTCTCATTGACATAACACGCGTTACTGCCGACAGTTTCGATCAGGTGACGCACGGCGGTCCCTGGGTTCCCGGCTTCGCCGTGGACGCGCTGCCGCTCACCGCCTGGGTCTCCGATCCGGCGCTGCCGATGCCGCACTGGATCGAGATCCCGCTGCCGGGAACATTCCGCGTGGACCAACTGCGACTATCCCCGCATCGGTATGACGTCCGAATTTATCAGATCGAGATCGAGAGCGCGCGGGGAACGGGACCATGGCGAAACGTCGGACTGGAAAGCGTCGCCACCATGAACGAGCCCTGGTCGCAGTTTTACTTCCCCGTCGTGGAGGCGGATCGGGTGCGGGTGCGGTTCCTCGGCAACAACGATCCGCGCCGCCCCCGGACGGCGGGTCTGCGGACGGTCGAGGTCTGGGGTGTGAAACTCTCCGACGAGACACCGCCGCCGCCGCCACCCCCACCGCCGCCTCCCCCACCGGACGAACTGGCGCAGCTACGTCGGGAGGTGTTTTATCTCACCAACACCGAACGCGCGAAGGCCGCGATCCCGGCGCTCGCGACGAACGATTTGCTCGACCGCGCTGCTCAAGGACACGCGGAGGATATGGCGGCGCACGGCTATTTCAGTCACACGGGGGCGGACGGTTCCTCGCCGGCGGACCGGCTCCAGCGCGTCGGATATTTGGCGACAATTTGGGGCGAGAACATCGCCCGCGGCTATCCGACGCCCGCCTCGGTCGTCACTGCCTGGATGGAGAGTCCCGGCCACCGGGCGAATATCTTGAACGGGTCGTTCACGGATCTGGGGGTGGGGATCGCGGCCGGGCACTGGGTGCAGGATTTCGGACGCGCGCGGTGAACTTGTTCCCGACCGACGCCAACTCCTTAACCTGGGCGCGGCGTTCCTGTCGCGTCCCCTTTTTCGCGGGACGACGAATGAGGGCAATCAGACCGAAATTGAAACTGATCTCCGTGACGCCATCTTCCGTGGAGGGCGGAGAGTCCGCCACCGGGACGGTGCAACTAGACCGCGCGGCGGGAACAGGCGGCGCGGCCGTGACACTGGGGAGCGAAGATCCCGGCGTGGCGACGGTTCCCGCGACGGCAAAAGTTCCGGCAGGAAGCGTCTCCGTGAATTTTTCCGTCACGACGATTGCCGTCCCCTCTCCCGTGAATGTGCGACTGGCCGCGTGCCGCGACGGATCAACCCGCATCACGGCGCTGTCCGTGCAGTCTCCCACCCCTCCCCCTCCTCCTCCACCGCCGCCGCCGCCGCCGCCCACGGGAGGGACACTCTCCGCCGTGCCGCTTGTCCTTGCCAATCGCCGCGTTTCCGCCGACAGCGCGGACACGATCACCATCGGTGGACCATGGGGCCCGGGAAACGTCATCGACGGGCTCCCTCAAACGGAGTGGGTGAGCGGCGTCGGCGCTCCGATGCCCCACTGGTTGGCAATCGGGATCCCCGAACTCGTCCCGATCTGCAAGGTTCGACTGTCTCCCGGCTGTTATGAATCACGCGGCTATCGGTTGAAACTGGAGGTGCAGACGGCGAATCGCTCGTGGTCGTCTGTCGCGGAGACTTCGACGGTTGCCGGTCAGGCATGGTGGGAGGCGTCATTTCCGACCATCCCGGCATACGCGATCAGGATAACGTTCCTCTCCTCCACGGACGACGCCCGTCCGAACGTCGCCCGCCTACGCAGCGTGGAGATGTGGACCGTCTCGGACGCCGCGCCGCCGGATGAACTGCGTGTCGTGCAGGCGAAACTGCTCCAGTTGACCAACGCGGAACGCACCCGATTTGGGTTGCCGTTGCTCGTCGCGAACGAGCGATTGAACGGGGCGGCGCAGGCCCACGCGGAGGACATGCACGCGAAACAGGATCTCAACCACACAGGGTACGACGGCTCCTCTCCCGCCGACAGAATCCGTCACACGGGATATGCGGCAGTCGCGTGGGGAGAAAACATCGCCGAGGAAATATTCACGGCCGAATCGGTTATAACCGCGTGGATCGCCAATCCCGGCTATCACGCGAACATTCGGAACAGCACCTTTCTCGAACTGGGCGTCGGAATGAAATCCGGCTACTGGGTGCAGGATTTCGGACGGGCGAGATAGGCGTTTCCCGCGTCCATGGTGAACTGTTCAGGGACCATTGCTGCCTCCTTTTGTCAACTCGGGCGCGGCGTCCTGCCGCGCCCGCTTTTTGGAGCGGAGATCATGCCCATCAAGCCGAAACTTACTGCCCTTTCGGTCATGCCCTCTTCCGTCGAAGGAGAGCGACCCGCCACGGGCACGGTGCAACTGGACCGAATGGCAGGCGCGGGCGGCGTCACGGTGAATCTGGGCAGCGAAGAACCCGGCGTCTGCGCCGTGCCCTCTGCCGTGAAGGTTCCGGCGGGCAGCGCGGCCGTCAACTTCCAGGTCAACACGGCGGACGTTCCCGGTCCCGTGGCCGCGCGTCTCGTCGCGTGCGCCGGCGGCATCGGGCGCGTGACCTCGCTCAGTGTGCGTCCGAAGCAGCCGCCTCCTCCTCCTCCTCCTCCTCCCCCCCCGCCGCCGCCGCCCACGGGGGGGATATTCTCAACCGACGAGCGGGTGGTGACGCTGTCCACACGCGCGGGTATGCGGAGTTTCGTGCGGCCGGTGATCTTCCCGATTCCGTCGCCCGCGGGCGGAATCACACGGCACGTGGCGAAAACGGGGAACGACGGCAACGACGGTTCCGCCGAACGGCCGCTTGCGAGCGTGAACCAGGCGCTCGCGCGGACGTTGCCGGGAGACGCGATCGTGGTGCATGCGGGCGTCTACGAGGAAACGCTCGTCATCAACAAGTCGGGAGCGCCGGAAAGGCCGATTATCATGAGTTGCGCGCCGGGCGCGTTGGGCAAGGCCAAGATCACTCCCCCCGCCGCATTCGTCCGCGCGAATCCCGGCCGGGGAGTGATCGAGATCGGCAACGGGGCGCAACAAGTCTGGATCAACGGGCTCGTGATCGAGGGACCGATGGGCCGTCCGGAAGCGCCCGCGAACGACGACTTCGGCGCCAACGGGATCACTTTCCAGAATGGGGCGGGACTGGGCTGCCGCGTCACGAACTGCGTGGTCTATCACAACATGCACTGCGGCATCAAGGAGATGGGACATGACGGCTCCGGGTTCCTGGTCCGGGGCAACATCGTGTTCGAGAACGGGACCGACACCCTCGATCACGGGATCTACTGTCCGGCGAACGACGTGGAGATCGATGGAAACATCTTCCTCAATAACGCGGGGTGGGGCATCCACGCCTACAGCGCTCCGCAACGGGCGACGATCACCCGGAATCTCTGCGTGGGAAACTGGGGAGGAATCATCCTCGCGGGGGCTTTCGGTCGGGTGTATCACAACACCGTGGCCGACAACCCAAACGTGGGCCTGATGTATTTCCGCGATGGGTGTACGGACAATCAGGTCATGAACAACATTTTCGCGGGGGAGAGCGCCGTCGCATGGGACAACGGCGGCGGAACGCTCGGGAATCCGGCGCGGAACATCTCCGATTACAACTGTGTATTTCCCGTCCGCGTGCCCTCCCAGGTTCCGCCGGGCGCGCACGAACTGTATGCCGATCCGTTGTTTCGTTCCCCGGCGGGCGGCGATTATCGGCTCGAGACAGGGAGTGGTTGTGTGGGCACAGCCGGCCCCATCGGCGCGCCATATCAGTCGGCGGACCGCGGAGCGTTTTGAGTGCCTCAGTCGCCTGCCGCGACTCCGAGGGACACCCTCGTGGGCCGGGACCACCGCGAAAGCGGCACGTTCACGAGACGGGCGTCTCCATTAGGAGAGACATGCTTTTGCGCGGTCCGACAGATTGATTGGGGACATCAGACCTCCTGATCCTGCATCCCGTCTCCGGGAAATTGATCCCAGACACGGCCGTCGAGAAGGCGGCCGGCGCGATATGCGCCACATTTGTAAACGTAGATGCCGTTACCGGCCCATGCCCCCAATTCGGGAAATAGGTGGGGCAAATAGGATCTCCCTCGGCTGTCGAACGCATCCGGAGGCGCCCAAGCGCCCCACTGCTTAAAGTGGAAAGGCACGTCCGCGGCGAGACACTGATCGCGCAGCGCGCGCGCCCAATAGGGATGCATGGGGCGCGCGTAGGGGCCGGATTCGCCGCCGCAGATGAGCCAATCCAGTTCAGGTGGGTCATAGCCCGCAACCTCGGCAGGAGAGCCGTGGTCGTGGATGGCTTCGGAGGCGCCCCCCAGCCAACGAGAAAGGTCAACCAGTCCCAGGAGCGGCTCGGCGCTGACGAATCGCACCGACGCCGGTGTCTCCATCAGCAATGGAACCCGCTCATCGGTGGTGGCCTGATCCTCGACGCTGACGCCGAGCCAGATGTGACGGAAGACATCCGTTTCGATGTTCCGCGACACGCGCCCCAGCCATGCCCATTTGTATTCACCTAACCGCTCGATCTGGCGTCTCCAGCCGAGATTCCGAAACGGGCTCGTCAGGTAGGCGCGCATCCGGGCGGGGCGCTTCGTGAGAATCTGAAATGTATGCCGCGGCGAGGCGATCATTCGCGCGAACACCGCGTCAATGGCGTCGTCCGGAAGCGCCTCATGGAACAAGTCGCTCATCGAATTGACGAACACCCGTTTCGGTTTCCGCCACCGGAGCGGGTCGTCCAGATGATCCTCGACGAGGCGCACCTCGCCCGCCCAGCGCGGCCCCGAGGGCGTCATCATCGCCAGTCCCTCGTACGGTTGACCGGGACCGCTGAACCGCGCTGCCTGCCGCTCCGCGTAACAATTGCGGCAGCCCTCGGAGATGCGCGTGCAGCCTCGGACTGGATTCCAGGTGCGGTCACACCAAGAGATTCCACCGTTGTGTTGGTCGGCCATGGTTATACCTTGCGATGGCGCGAGACGATAAACGGTCCCGTCCCGTCTTCCGCCTCCTGCAACTCATAATCGCCGAAGACGGAGGGAGCGTGGGCCTGTAGCAGCCGAAGAATATCCACGGCGAGCCGCCGGAACTCCCGGTCGGGGCCGAGCGCTCCGCGCATCTCCAGGAGATGACGCCAGGCCCGGAAATTGGCGGTGACGACGATCCCGGTTTCGGCCGCGTTCACCAGCACGGACCGCGCGGCCTGTCGCGCGCGCTTACGCCGCTCCACGGCGTCGCGCTTTCGGTTCATGATCTACTCGATCAATCTCCCCTGCCCGCTGGGCGTAGGATGAAACGAGCTCTTCACGGTCGTCGTATGTTTGTGGACGAAATCCACCTTGACGCCTCCGAGATCCGTGTCCTCCGTGACCGTGAAGGTGATCCCGACCATTGCCGCCCTGGCATCGCCATTCTCCACGGACAGGACGGCGCGGGTGAGGCTTTGATCGAGGCGGTCAAGCAGTTCCCTGCTCAGGTTCCGATACATCCCCTGCAACAACGTCATTATGTCCCCTTTCGTTCAAGCGCGCGATCTCTCTCAACCGCCGCCCCGCCCGGCGGATCGAATCCAGGTAGTATTCATGCCAGGAGCAGTTTTCGGGACACGGGGGCGGCGCCAGTTCCTCCCGAAGGGCGCGCGTCAACTCGCGCCAGGATTCAGCGAGGTGGTAGAAACGCATCGCGTTGATCTCGTGGGCCAGCACGCGCGTCGCGTCCGGGTCGGACTTCCAGAGCGTGTTGACCGCCTCCTGAAGTTTTTCGTCCGTGGTCGTTTCCGCCATTATCCGCACCGCCTCATCACGTCTGTTCCGGATCTCGCGCTCGTCGCGAGGGCCGCTTCTCCGGGATCACGAAGTCGCCGCCGCCATTATGCAACCATTTTGCGGGTAATCCCACCTTCAAGTTCCCGATCAGGAAATCCCCGTCGGCGTTGGTGGTCAGCGCCACAATGCGGGCGGCAGTCTCGCGGTCGAGATGGGCGCCGCTGACGTGGGACCAGTCAATTCCGCTCCTCAGCAGCGTTTGAGCGACGTGGTACGCCGTGACGAGTGGCCTGTCTCTCACGAAAAGCCATTCGCCGCTTTCGTGGGAGACAGACCAGCCGGTCTGCGGATCCCCCGGCGGCGTCGGATGGCGATGGATGACGAGCGGACCGAAGGCGACGCCGGGCGCCTCGACAAAACCCCACGGCATGTGGACGCGATGGGTGACGCGACGGCCGCGGGGCTCATCCCGGCGTTCGTAGCAGCCCGCGAGAAAGGTTCCGGCCGGCATGACTCCTCCCTAGCCGCGCATCGGATCGTCGGCGTCGCGGATGCCGACGATCCGATGCAGCCCGATTTCCAAGCCACCGGGAATCGAGAGCGAATACAGATTGTCATACCACTCGGGGGAGTCTTTGGCGGAACGAAGGTCACGACGCATCAGGATACCGTGATCACCATCCTCCGTCCTCATGGTCAGTTCCGGGTGGTGGGTCGTGAAATGTGGAATGAAGCCCGCGGTGTCCGTCTCGACAGGCGGATCACAGAGCAGGCAGGTGTAGGTATGGCCGGGTCGAATGTTTCTCATCGAGAATCTATGGCGCGGAAACCGCGCCGCCGAGAGCGGCAGCGGAGGGGCGCCATTCCTTTCAGTCTGTGCGTAAAAGCGCAGGGATGGGCGCCCCTCCGCGGTGAACGTGTCCTTGTTCCGCCCACGGCTCAATGAAGGCACTCGCCGGTGACGGGAGAAACCGTTTACCCCTCGGGGTGAGCCGCGAGGGACGGGCCTGCATAAGACCCCGGAACATGCCGGGATTGGCATGGTGAGCCGCGAGGCTCCGTGCGAGCGAAAGGCATATCGCACCCCGTTCCCGGTGGGCCGCCCCGAGCTTCACGTCTCGGCCCCTTTGCCAGGAGTGTCACCCGGCCTATCGCGACCCCACCCTGCCCTCCCCGGAGAGACCGACTCCCGCGGAGCCGCAAGCCACGCCACTTCAGTGGCCGTGGTCAGGTGACTTGTCGGCCGTGACCTCGTTGCCCCACGCCGCCCAACCGGCGCGCGGGGAGCGACAGAACAGTTCGGCGCGGCGGGTGCCCGGATACATCTCCTCGATCAACTCCCGGACGCGGTCCGGCTTCTCGCTGTGGCGGCCCTTGTCCGCGTGGACGACCGAACTGGGCCGGGCGTCCGGCGGCGGGATCCCCGGCGCGCCCCGGGTCGCGATCAAGAGAAACTCGTGGTCGATTCGGGCGTAGAACCCCATCCCTATCCCGTTCTTGACCCACACCATGCTCGTCTTATACTCGAAGCCCCAGGCGGCGAGGATCCGGAACGCGGCCGGGAGCAGGGGACTGGTCGCCCACAGGAAGAGGACGCAATCCACGGCGGCGATGTCGTGGACCGGCAGCGCGCCGATCCCGTCCTCCGAGAGCGTGGGATAATGCTCCTCCACGTCGCGTGACGTGCCGCGCCGGAAGTTCGTCTGCCAGGGCGGGTCGGCGAGGAGCACGTCGAAGCGGCCGTCGGGCAGCGGCGGCGTCTCCGTGGGCGCGGGCTGCGCGAGTTTGCGCGCCTGCTTGATGACCGGATCTGCCAACTCCAACTCGGGCGCGTCGAGAGGAGAGCGGTCCCGTGTCTCCTCGGCCGGCGTGAAGGGCGGCGGCGGGTCTGGGAACGCCTGAAGCGCCGCCTGGACCTGAGCGGCCTCGCGCCCGTTGCGGGCGAGCACGGCGCGGGGCGCGCGTTCGCGGGGGCGTTCTTTGCCGTCGGCGCCGATGGAACTGTGTATGTTACACAGTTCTCCACTCGCCACGAGATCGGCGCGCAAAGAGCTTACCGTTTTGTTGCTCACGCCCAGCATTCCGGCGATGATCCGATCCGACTTCTCGGGCGTCTCCTTCAACTGGGCGGCGATGATCGCCCGCTTCTGCTCGGGCGCCAGATGCCGCCGCAGCAGGTTCACCTTGCGGACGTGGCGGCGCTTCTCTTCCTCGGTGAGGCCCGCGCGGACGATGCGCGGGTAGTCGATGCCCAACTCGCGGGCAATCCGGACGCGATGATGCCCGTCGAGGATGCAGCCGTGCTCGTCCTCCTCGACGGGGACGAGCACGCCGCGGGCGGCGATGTCGTCGCGCAGCGCCGCGTATTCGATGTCGGAGAGGGGCGAGAACAGTTGATAGTCGCTCATGGTTTCCTCGGTTCGCGCCAGAGCCCGAGGGTCTGGCGGCGGCAGCGGATCGCGCCAACCGTGTAAGTCCGCTCGTCGTCGCTCATCCGGCGGGCGATCTGCTCGTCGGACCAGCCACGATGGAACATGTAGCCGAGCACGTTGTCCGCCGCGTCGGTCCACGCGTTGTTCCGGCCGACCTTTGGTTGCGGGCCGCGGTGAAGCGAGAGGGAACTGCGCCGTTGGGCCACGGCCTGTTCGGTGCGGCCGAGGGCGACGGCGGCCTCCTCATCCGAGGCCCCTCCGTGGAAACAGGCCGCGAGCGTCTCATCCTCCTCGACGGACCACGGGCGCACCCCCATCGGCTTCGGACGGTCGGTGCTCCGATAGAGGTGGAGGAGGTGGCGGTGAGTGCAGACCGCGCCCTCGGACCGTCCCAGCGCGGCCGCCAGCTCGGCGTCCGTCTTCTCTCGCCAGCGCGACCGCAGGAGCGCTTCCTCCGATTCTGTCCACCGTCGGGGAGGCCGGATCATCATCGGGAGTCCTCGATCTCGTCGCACCCTTTGGCGGGCCAGATTGCGGCTAAAATGCGCGCGTGGAGGCGCGTCCAGGGTTCGCCGAGCGCGACGGCGGTCTCTTTGGTGAGGTTGTGCGCCACGCAGGCGTCGCTGTAATCGTGGACCGCCTCGAAGAACATCTCCAGGTATCGTATGCGCTTCTCGCGCTCAACCATATCCATTCCCACGCTCCTACATACCGGACACGGCGCGCTCCAGGGCAGGTCGTCCACCCCGATGCCGATCACGGCGCCCGCGCCGCCGCATTCGTCGCAGACCGACACATGCTGGATTGAGGGCCGTCTCATCATTTGGCGGCCCCCTTCTCGGACGGCTCGAACCGATGGCGCATCGCCGCCAGGTGGGCATTGAGCAGATACTCGCACTCCCCGAGCGGCGACTCGTCCCGGCACGGCCGGGGATCCAGGCAGATCCGCACGCCCTCCGTCTCGTTCAGCAGCCACAACTCGCCGTGATCGCGACGCCCGACGGCCCAGACCATATCCCGCTGCAGGGTCCCGTCGGGATCGAAGCAACTGACGCGATACTCCCCCGGCCACGGGACGCCCGTGACCACCAGGAGCATTCGCCCCGATTCGCGCGCCAGCGCCCGATGCCGCTCGTCGATCGACACGAATCCGCGCGGCTTGATCTCGACGTGGACCGTGTGCTCCGGCAACCAGAAGTCGGGCAGGTATCCCCGTCCCGCCACCCGATACCCTTCTGCCTCGTACTCCCACGCGACATCGAGAGCCTGAAAGAACACCGCCCACCGGGCTTCCAGGCGGGAGCGGAACCGCCGCCCACGATAAGGCGTCTCAATGGGTTGAATCGGGGATGCCATAATGGGTTACGCGGCGGCGGCCTGATTCTCCGTTTCCAGGATGCGCTTGTGCAGCATGTCGCACCACTGTTCGATCATCGCGGTCGTGGCGTCCCCCGGCAACGGCTTCGTCCTGATCCCCAGCGTGTCCGCCCCAACACACAGCGTCGCCCATCGCTCGATCCACCTGGTTCGGCGCTGTTCCTCGGCCGCGTCGTTCGGCTGAGCCGCCGCGGGCTGTCGCGCGGGCTGCACGTGCTCCGTCGTCGCCCGGGTCGGCGCCGGCACTTCCACGTCCGGCAACTCCTCCAGCAGCGTTTGGCCCACGTTCGTGGCGTCCCGGAGCGCCCGGCCCTTGGCCCGCGTCTCCGCGAGGCGCACATAACACCCGCGCAGTTTGGTGCTCTCCGGCCCCGCCTCCCCAAGTGATTCAAACGCCGACGCCACTCCGTCCCGCTGAAACGTCGCCACGGCCTTCACGATGGCGTTGGCGGCGTCCGGGCCGTCCGCCTGGATCAACTCCACGTGGATCGAGACCAGACCCATCCGAAATGCGAGATCGAGCACCCCGTGGTAGACCGGGTACTCTTTTCCCTTGAGGTTGACAATGAAGCGGGGATCGATCCGCTCCATGCCGTTTTGGGGTCCGCCTGCCTCATCTGCCATCCACACGCCTCCTTGCTCGACAACCTGGGAGCCTAAGACTCCTTCATGTACATGATCATGTACCAAATCTTGACCACAGCCTTGATGAAGTACATGTATAGATACACTACGCGCTTCCGTGGAGGCGACGAGCAGGGACGCGGCCGCGCGCCGCCCCATCCACTTGAGGAAGCGTCCGCAGGCCGCGCACCAGGCGCCCGCGCCATGCAGGGCATGAGGCCGATATTCTGCTCGGTCCGCGCCGCATCTCGGACACGGCGGCGTCAACGGTCTACTGTTCGCCCCCACCTCTTCGCTTTCGGTCTAATCGAGACGGGAGGAACAAATCGCATTTTCCGTGGACTGATGGATTCTTGGACTCCGGTCTAATCGAGACGGGAGGAACAAATCGCATTTTCCGTGGACTGATGGATTCTTGGACTCCGG